GGGGGGGGGGGGGGGGGGGGGGATCGAGTCTGCTGGCAACAATGTGCTGATCTCAATGCCTGTCCAGCCGATTCGGATCCATGCCGCAACCCAGGACCAGGCCGATCAGGTCTGGCGGGCCCTCTGCGAGCAATCCGCCATCACTGAGGCTGAAATCTGGCTAGATGGGTCCTACCTGTGGACAGTCGTCAAACGCGACGGCGAGATGATGACAGCTCTGCGTGAAGTTCCGCGGGCCCATACTCGCCTTCCGGTAACCCTCGAAGCGTCCTGATGGTCTCAGCGAGCATGAACAACTCCTGCTCCAGTTCGGGCCGGCTGTAGTCGCTGATCCCAAGGATCACGTCCCTCAAGTGCTTGCGGCGATCGGGTGACGCGGAGGCGGGGTAGGCGGCGATGACGGTCTCTAGGGCCTGGCGCATGGTCTGCCCCTCGGTCAGCCGTTCCTGGGCCAGACGATCGAACAGATCGGCCAGGGCCTGACTGAGGCTGCGGGCCTCGCTGGGCGAAAGGTTTACCTCCCCCAAGTACGGCAGGGTCAGGTAGCCGGCCTGCAGGTCACAGAAATCGGCGTAGCACAGGGCCTCATCGGTGTGCTCCGGGTGGTGGAGCCAGATGGCATTGTCCAGCCAGTCAGGCTGGATCCGGTAGGCGCTGTGGGGCCCGTAACGCCTCAGACAAACCTCTGGGCCGCGCTTCTGCCACAGCCAGATCGCTTCGTTGGCGCCACCGATGGCGTCAAGGTTCTTGTGGCTGGGCTTGCCGACGCTGCCGTTTCTTAGGTGGCTGATCTGGGGACTTGAGAGCCACCCCTTCTCGGACATCGCCCAGTCAGCGATGGAACCCAGCTGCTCATGGGACAGGCCGGAGCGGGCCAGCCAGTGATTGAGGGCCGCCGACAGGTGTTGCCGTCCCATCAGGTGGCGCCGTGAGGCCAGTTGACGGCCAGGTGGCAGGAAGTCTGGCACGGTAGGTGGTGGTGGTGGTGGTGGCAGGTGCCAGTCAAGGGCCTGCCGGAGGTTTACGATGGACTTCATTACCAAATCCTAAGCCACGCATCAGGGCCGAAAAGCACCGATGCGGCAAGAATGCTGCTGGGTGCGTCGGATGAGTCCAATCATTTCCAAAGTGCAGCGGCCTGCTGCGGTTGCCATAGGATGGGGCCAGCGCTGGCAAGGCTTACCCTGCTGCCAGGCACAAAAAAGCCCCCCGGCGGTTCAGGCACGGGAGGCTTTTGGATCAAAACCTACGGAACGATTGACATTCCACGGAGACACTTTACATGACCGGACAACCTGACGGACACCGTGGCATCACGGCGCTCCCGACTTGGCTTCTGGGCCAGGCCAGCCCTATTGAGCTGGCGATCCTGCTGGCGATCCAGGAAGCACCTCAGAACCAAATCAGCCTTAACAACATGGCGCTTCGAGCGGGCGTGTGCCGCCGAACCGTCAGCACCACACTGCGCAAGCTGGAGGCGCGTGGCTGGCTCACCACGCATAACGTGATTGAGCAGGACGGGGCCAATGGGCCGAACCGCTATGTCCTCAAAAACTGGGAACCAATTAAGCGACTAGAGCCACGGCAACCGTCGCCGTTTCGGGTGAAGGTCGGGACCGTGCCGGTAGAACTGCTGAACACATGCGTCCGGCGTAAAGGTGTGTTGTTCGTCTACGTGATCCTGCAGACCTTTGAAGCGCCATCAATCTCAATCCTGGCAGTGATGTGCAGCATGTCCCCGGAGGATGTGCGCCGATCGCTTCGATGGCTGGAGGAGGAGGGGTGGATCCAGCAGATAGAGCGGCCAGGCTGCACCAGCCTGTTCCGGGTTTTCTTTGAGCGCATCGGCGCTCACGCGGCTTGAGGTGGAAAATATGGACAGCAACCACGACGGGGCAACTGGCTGCGGGAAGCCCTCGCGCACCGGCAGGGTTTTCACCTGCCTTCCAAATTGGGTGTTTGGGAAAACGAGCGCAAATGAAAAAGCCGTACTCCTGACCCTTCAGTTCCACGCGCCAAACATTCACCCGAGCCTGGGCACTTTGGCCAGGGAGTCGGGCCTGTCTCAGAGAACCGTTCAGCGGGTCTTGGCCGATCTTGAGGCCAAGGGATGGGTGGTCAAGGAGGAGACCACAACGGCATCGGGAGGTAAGGGCTCAAACAGGTATCAACTCCTGATCTGGGAAGGATCTGAGGCGACGTTGGGCGCCAGCACTCGCAAGGCTGACCTATGGCCAGAGAGTCCAGAGCCTATGGCCACAGTGACTAAGGGGGTATGGCCACAGTGGCCAGGGGGTATGGCCACAGTGGCCAATAAAAGAGATCAATCTAAAGAGATCAATCTTTTAACTAGAGAAGAACCCCCCTTACCCCCCAGCGGGGGGAGCACGCGGGAGGAGCAGGCCGAGCTGATCACGGTTGAACCATTGCCCCCAGTCGTTGCGATTCCCAAAGCCCCGGGAGGCGCTACGGTTCCCGAACCACCACCGCCAACCGTGACCACCAAGACTCCCCGGAAGCCGCGCTTCCAGCCAACCGCTGACGACATCCCGGCAGACCTGTTGCCTGTTCAGCACGAACTGCTTGCCTTCTGGCCAACCCGATCCGGCCAGATGACCCATGAAGCTTGGACCCGGATGCTTGGCCAGGCTCGCCAGATCCAGCAGGACCAGCGAGGTGGAACCGAAATCCTGCGCGGGCAGCTTGAGGATGGCGTTGCCGCGAGTATTGACGGCAAGCGGTGGCAGTCACTGAAATTCAAGAACTGGGAGCTTTACGGCCCCAAGGCTGGTGCTCCTGCAATGCGACTCGGCAACCGGCGCCCAACCCCTGAGGAAAACGCCGCAGCTGCCGTCGCGTTCGTCAAGGCTCGTGATGCCATGAGGGCCGCCAAGGCCGCCGCTTCCGCCTCCCAGCAGGCCTTACTGGTGGAGGTGGTGGCGTGATCACCATCGACCAATTCCAGGCAGCCGTTGTTTCCCTTCAGCAACTCCTGCCGATGGGTAAACCGCTCACCCCTCCGGCCCTTGTTCTGGCTTGGGACACGCTCCCCGATCGGGCCAAGCTTGATCTGACCGACGAAATCCTCCTGTTCGCCGTTCAGCAGCGGCTGATCGATCCACAGCCCCCCAAGGACTTGGCACCACACTTGGCCCTGCTGCGCTACGCCTACCCCTGCGAAAACGATCGCCCCATGGTGGATCGAGGGCTCCGGCGTGATCTCGACCGCCGAATGGCATCCCCCGATTGTTTCCACGATCCAGCCCCAGCCCGGCAAGAACAAGCCCCGCCACCACGTCCCTCTCTCCCAGCAGGCTCCACCCACTGGCACCCGTCCCAGCTCACCCCCCAGCAGCGCCACGCTCACGTCCAGCAGGTGGCCAAGGCCGTCGCCACCGTGAGGGCCCAGGGCCCTGATTCCCGCACCTGGACACCAGCCCAGCTCCTGCAGGGTCAACGGTGGTTTGAGCACGCTCTGCAGGGCTTCTGGCCCATGCACACCGATGACAGCAGCAGCCTGGCCGCCGCCTGGGTCCTGCGCAACGGCACCTGGGCCGACGACCTCATCAAGGCCGCCATCGACGGCCACATCCAACCAGTTCCCGCCGAGCGGGTGGTCGGGGCTTTTGCGGGGGTCCACTGATGGATGCACGCACCGCCCTACGGCAGCTTGTCGCCGACGCCATTGCGGACGGTTACCTGGACCCCATCCGGCTGACCCCGGTAACTGATCCGCTCAACAAACTCGATCACCAGGGCCCTCAGTTGATCGTCACTGCTCCGCTCAAGCAGGCCAGGCCGCGCCAACGCCTCCACCAAAAGGTCGTGGCGCGGGCCTGACGCCACGCCAGCCAGTGCTCGCAGCTGGACACGAAGCGCATCAATCGATCCATTCAACCCCGGCACTCCAGACGACTGCAGCTGCTCTAGCTGTGCCACCTGGGCCCGCAACGCAATGGCCTCCGCCGGCTCCGCTGGAGCCTGAGCATGGAGCTCTGCCATGGCATCAGCAGCCCGCCGCAGGGCCACAATCACGTCGTCCCGCACCACGGAAACCCGGATCGATTTGCCATACCAGTTGCAATAGCTGGACTTGCACTTCAACCGTTTGGTGCCCTTGTCATTGATGTTGTGCAGGTTCACCCCGCACGCCTCACACCGCACCAACCCGGTGAAGAGATGCGTGGATCCCGCTGCCCGTCCTCGCATCGTGGCCCGGGCCTGCTGGAGCCGTTTTGCCTGTTCCCATTCCTGCCAGCTGATCAGTGGTTCCACTGCCCCCCAGCGGCCATGAGCAAACCCACGCAGCATTGGGTGATCCAGCCACCGTTTAACCCCTGAGAGCGTGCGCCTGGTGCCGGTGCTGCGGATCCACCCCGAAATGTTCATCCCAGACGCCAACAGCGCATCGAACTGAGCCCGAGCCTGCGGCCAGTCCTCTGGGTCCGGTGCGGCCTTGCCATCCACCGACCGATAGCCAAACGGCAGCCGCCCAGAGGCCAGATAGCCGGCTTCACGGCGGCGCCGGATGCCATCCTTCACCTTGGCGCCGATCAGCTTGCTCTGCGCCTGGTTCATCACGCTCAGCACCCCAGCGGCCACAAAACCGGTGTAGCTCTCCGCCTCGATCACCCCACCGGTCAGCGCTCTCACGGTCACCCCCTGCTGGGCGCAGGCGGCCAGGAACTGCAGGTCGTCGCCCGACCGACTCAGGCGGCTCTGGTCAATCACCAGCACTTCACTGACCCCACCGCCGGCAACAAGGCCCCACAGCTCCTCCCAGCCGCTGCGCCGGCCCTTGTAGGCCGACTTGGTTTCGGCGATCACCCGGACGCAGCCAGCCGCCTGCAGATCAGCCACCTGCCCCTCGATCGACACCTCCTGTTCAGCCTTGGTGGTCGAAACCCTGGCGTAGCCGATTCGCATGGCCCTGTGGCATCCTGCGGCCGAACCCTACGGCAACAGCAGTGCGTCAACGAGAGCAGGGCCAGCCCTGATCACGTTGAAGCACTGACACCACGGGTAGCGTGTCGGGCCAGTCGCGCCAACCGATGCGGAAACCTGCTGCACCCTCCGTGGTGCTCCAGTGCAGCTTGACCCCCTGGTCCCGGTTCAAGAGGTGGTGGTGGTTGACGGGGAGCCAACCTGGCGCCTCTGCGCCGGGGACCTGTGCGTTGAATCCAAGTCCGGCCTTGATGCCTGGCTAGGACTCCAGGACCTCTGCTTGGCGGCAGGAATCACACTGGCCGCCACGGGCATCACAGAGCCCACGCCAGGCCCGCCACCGTTGCCTGACCCGGGGGTCTAGGCGGTCACCGACTCTTGCCACACCGACACGTAGACCGTGCCCATTCCCGTCAAGGGAAGCAACAGGTCCCGAAGATCCCGGTTGTGCATTCGGACGCACCCCTGCGTGGCGTAGAGCGCTTGAAGTGGCAGCCAGGCGCCAGGCCAACCGCAGGCGGTGCCACCACCGTGGATCATGATCCCATCGCGGCCATCGGTTGACCCAGGGCCCTCCTGCCCCTCAAGACCCTCCAGGTCAAAGGCATACCAGCCATAGGATCGGCGTTCGGCTGAGAACGTCGCCGTTGGATCGCTCTCGAAGTCACGGTAGATCTTGCCGATCCGATACAGCCCAGGAGGCGTGTCACTGCCCCGTGAGCGCCAGTCTGTTTCGCTTGACTGCCCCCGAGCAAGCGCCGCAACCCTCCACAGCTGCTTCCCCTTGTGATCAAATGCCGCAACCGTCTCGGATCGATCGTCAACCACCAAGTGGTGATCACCTGGCTTCAACTCCGGCCGCCGCTTGGGCCCTACCAGCCCGGCGAGGTTGAGTCCTGCCAAGGGGTCATCGGCTTTGCCGGGGGCACCGCTGGGCTGTGGTGCGGCCGCTGGGCTGCCTGATGCCCTCCAGTCGACGGTAAAGGCCTTCCGCTGCTCGGCAGTCAAGCCACGATCCAGGGCCGTTAATGCCGCCAGTTGATGCGGGAGTATTTCCCCACGCTTGACGATCTCCTTGGCTGCATCGCGCACCGACGCAAAAGTCTCAGCCATGATTTCTTCTTGTGTCCCATCAGCTTTCCAGGCAACCTGTGGTGGCATCACGCGATGGCACAATGCCCACCGCCGCATTTTCCTGGGACCTTGAACGGGTGTTCCCGTTTGAAGGAAGGCCAGGCCTGGGGATTATGGGCCGTGCTTTTGACCTTCTACCGGGCGGCACAATGTTTTCAGCGTCCTGTATTCATCGCGGAATTGTTGGCATAACCGTAAAGATGATCACAAGCACAAAGGCTGAGGTCGTTAATTTTGAGCCGATCATCATTGCCAGGGGCGATACAAAGCCAGATGACCTAGCGCCATGGCACGATGAATTACTAAATGCGTACCACGCACAACAACCTGCCTAGGGTTGTCGATCCTGCAGCGCCACGCCCATCGCGCTGGTTGCCGCCCCGCTGAGTGCCGCCATGGCATCACCCCGCGACCCTCGACAGGCCGAGCCGCCGCCAGATTGAAGACAGAAGGCCCAATCCAGAACACCAACCGCTGCGCTGGCCACTAAGCAGACTCCAGCAAAGGCCAAGCACGCTCCGAGGTATCGACTCATCGGTGAACCTCCAGGCGAGTCACCCGCCGGTCAATCGTGATGATGTCGCCCTCAGCCTTTTCTATCCTCCCCTCAGTTGCACCCTGCCTTGCCAGGACTGCCTTCTGGTTTTCAAGCACCAGATCAAGCTGACGTGGAACCGTGATGCCGATATAACCAATCCCAGCCACCGCCAGAAGGATGATTCCCGCCGCAACCTGCGGCATCACCTGCGGCCAGAATGAAAACCTGTCCTCCGAGGATTGGTCAGCCGGGTCCATTGATTGCGGTTCGTTGCTTCAGTTTTCCTGGCTGCACCACTCAGCCCCCAGGTGCTGGGCCAGGGATCAGCTGGTCTCCATTCACGTACCAAACTCGGGCGCGGGCATTTACTGCCGAGCGATCGAACAACTTCACCCCCTGGGGGCCGAGGTAACCTGGCGGCTCACCCTGGTTGCTCATGGCCGACCATTCCAGGCCAGGGATCAAAGCGAGGATATGGGTCCGCTCGAAAATCGTGCCGGTCTGCGGTAGGCCAGTGGTGAGCATTGCGGCAACCGCACCAGTGGCCGCAATGTTGACGTGATGGCCACCAATCGTGACTACCTCGTCGCGCTGGATTGGGCCGATCTCGTCGATGTGGACGCCAGGAGCGGGGATCAGCACGTTGCCTTCCAGCGTGGCCAGCGGGGTGCCATCGGGGAACACCTGAGACGTAATGCCCTGCCGGAAGCAGTCTTGATCAGGGCACCAGCAGAGCACCTCGATGACGAACGGCATCACATCAGCCCTCGGATGGTTGCCACCTGATCAGCTGAATAGGTGCCAGGTAGCACCATAATTCGGTCAATTGTGTAGCCGGGGTTGAGGGTGAGGGTGCCGGCGCTGAGAGTTGCGCAGCCGGCTGGTTTCTCGATCAGCGTGACGTTCGTTGTCGGGAGGCCGGTCAGGCTGGCGGCATCAGCGAAGCGGGTTGCGGCTGCGGTAGTTGTCGGGACGTATGAACTGAGGGAATCTTTTGTTAAATTTACTCCCCATGCAATCACGGGGCCTGACGTTGACGTGCTGGCTCCAATTCTAAATTCGCACCTTTGAAAATTAGTTGAATTGAAAGAATTGACAATTCTCCAAAACCCAGTAGCGCCAAGCAGGCAGGAAACAGTAGCTCCGCCAATTGGATTTGAAATATAAGTTACCGCGCCAGTGCTAAGGTTGACCGTTGCCAGCGCCCTGCTACTTGTATCCCCAACTGAAGGGGCCGCGTCTAAATATAAAGTAGCATTACTGGAAGCAGCAAAAAGCGAAAAGTAATACGTTCCAGATGCTTGTGCTGTTGTGATCAGCTGTCTGACCCAGGCGCCATTTGTAGTTCCGGTATTTACAATTGACTCAGCCCCTGTGCCACCGCTGGGGTCTGTCGCATTGTTTGCTGTTACCGTAGTCGTGCTGGTAACCCATGGCGAGACGTTTAACGATTCTGACTGAAGCAGTATTTGGGATGCTTGCCCTTCAAACAGCAATCCCCGCCGCGCCAGCGACACGGGATCGAAATCAAACCTCGCAACGTTTGTGCTGGCTGTTTGCAATAGGCCGTTGCTACCAATAAACGTACCATTGCCGGAGCGAGTATGTGAAAGCGATCCACCAACACTGCCGTAATTTGTCAGCGTTCCCTGCAAGCGAAATTGATAATCAACCAGTGCAGACGGTTGCACAAATGCCAGCAGATCAGCCGTCCCACCAAACAGAAAAGCGCTTTTCATCAATACGACTCCCGCACCTGGGCGGCGCTGGTGCCAGACGCCAGCAGGCCGTACCAAGCTCCGGCTACGCCCGTGAAATCTGCTTGATCCAGAAACACTCCATTCCCGGCGGGGATTGTCACGAACGTGTTTGCAGTCGTCACCGGTGTGGCGCTGCCAATGCTGAGCGCCGCCCCTCCTGATGGGTTGAAAATCAGCAATCGCTTCCTGGCTGTCCTGGCGGCCAGCAGCTGGACCGTCGTGGTCGAGGTTGCCACTGAGGTCTGAGCGTCAGCTGTTGGCAGCGCCAGGCTCTTGGAATCCAGCGAAGTCAACGACAAAACCGTTGGCCCATCAGTTGCCAGCGTCATCCGTTGGGTGCTTGTATCCAGTGCTCCACCACCTCGGGTGACATTTGGTGAAACTGAGAGCGGATTTCCTACATCATTCGATACTTCGACCGATGCCCCAATGGTGATTGTGGCAGAATCCGATCCATCATCAATATAAATCTGTAAAACATCACTGTTAGCGTGACCAACCGTACTAGCGGTCAGTGTCAATACTGGAGAAGACCAGGTCCCGCCAGTCCGTGCTGGAACGTACAGCCAAGCCTGGCGGGTAACATTCAAGATCGAAACAATCTGCGCCTGATGACTTGGTATCGGCGCGCTAAATGTGACCGTCTTTGCGGCGGCATCAAAGCTAAATGTTGAAGGGTCGCGTGGGGTAGCCATAATTCAGCCTTGCTGCCCTAGCTTTCCGCCCACGCCTCATCAGGCTCGGTCTTAGGGTCATCAGCAGCAAACCGCCCACCCTTCACCCGTGCCCGCTTCCGGGTCGGCATTGGGCAGGCAGGCTCCACAGGTGGCTCCTGGGCCTCGGGCTCACCTGTCACCTGTTGGGGTTGCTCCTGGTCGATGCCGTAGCCAATCGGGAAGTTCATGGGGCTCCAAAGTGGAAAGGCCCCGAAGGGCCCTAAGTGAACACGAACCGCCTAGCGGCTCACTCGCCAGGAACCAGGGCCACCGTGTTGGTGCCAGCCGGAGCGGCAGCGCCATTGGTCACGGTGCCAGTCGCCGAGGCGCTGGTGATGTTGCTCTGGGTGGAGGCGTAGCTGAACGTAGTGGATGCCACCGCCGTGATCGTGAAGGTGCCGTTCACCAGCGGGTTGGAGCAGCCCACCGTGACGATCTCCCCCACCAGCATGGTGTGGGCGGCCGACAGGGTGATCGTGGCCACGTTGGAGGTGAGCGCCACGTTGCTGATGCTCAGCGTGCCGGTGCCGGGGCGCAGTCGAAGAGCAGCCACCCGCACATCACCAGTGATCGATCCGGCAACCCGGACGGCTTCACGGATCTGCTTGCCGCTGATCGCCACCTCGTTGATTTGCCCAGCAGTGGCGGTGACCACGCCGATGTTGGTGTAGGCGGAAGCTGAACTCAGGGCGGCGCCCTCCGCAACGTGGGCGGCCTGCAGCACATAGCCACCAGCGGAGTTGCTGGAGCCACCGGCAGCGATCAGCTTCCACTGATCCTGAGCGGCCAGGTTGGTGGTCAGCAGACGGGCGGCACCGGTGCGGGTCTCAGCAGCACGGCCACGGGGGCCAGCTTTGACAGCACCGAGAAGGATGGTTTCAGCATCCAGTTGGTATCCCCGCCGGGGGGTAAGACCAGTAGAACGAGCCATGAATCAGTACCTCAGGGAATGGATAGATGGGGCGATGATCAAGCGGTCACCGCAGCATCGGTGATTCCGTAGGCACGGGCGGCAGAACGACCGTTCATGATCGCCATGCCAACCGACCAGTCGATCCGGGTGCGATCGACGGGAGCATCAGGAACTTCGCCGAACTCCTTGATGTCGATGCCATAGCCAGCAGCAGCAGGGCCTTGGATGCCGGTGGTCTGCAGATCGCCGAACGCCACGCAGTAGATGCTGGTGGAGCTGGAGGTTTCGGTGAAACCTTGGATCTGCGTGTTCTGGGCGTTGGTGTCCGTCACCACGATGCGGGCATCGTTGTAGAAGGAGACGCGACGACCAAAGGCGTCCTGCTCGTAGGACATGAAGCCACCGATGGAAGTGTTGCGGCTGGCGGCCGAAAGGCGCCGACGCATCTTCTTGTTCATCAGCAGGATCTTCTGATCCCCATCCACCGCATCGATCAGCTCATCGAGAGCTGTGAGGGAGAGGGCACCGTTCACGTTGACAGCCTGGGAGCTAGCCGTATTGACGCGGGCCTTGAGGCCATCGAAGGCGCGGGGATCAGTCGACTCATCGCCGTTGATCACGTAGTCCTCGAAGGTGAGGCGCAGGGAGCGCACCTTCATCTGGATCTGCTCGGCCTTGGCCTGGGGGCCATAGTTCTTGATGCGTTGAATGTCAACGTCGATGTCGCCACCGAAGAACTTGAGGCGCTCATACTGGGGATTGATAACGCCATAGGTTTCGTCGTAGGTCTCGTTGTACCCACGGAAGCCAACAGCGGGAAGCTCAGCTTCCACGGCATAGTCCAGACCGCCCTGCACATTGCGGAACGGCATGATGCTGATCAGCTCGCTTTCAGCAAGCTCACGAATAACAGCCACCCGTTGCGGATTGGTCTCCGTCTTGGCGGCCTCCAGAATGGTTAATCCCATTGGGGAAAATCAGGTGAAGGTCGGTGGTGGCATCACGCCGGTTGATTCACGGCAGGGCATCACGCCGTGCTGATTGATTTGGGATCGACCTGGGCATCACGCCATCAGTCGATCCCTGTTGCCCGATATTTCCCGACCTTCTAAGCCGCTCCGCCAAAGGCATCGGAGAACAGCGAGCTGAGCGGTTGCGCCATCAGGTCTTTCCCGGTGGAGACGCGACCATCACGGCTGGATCGGGCCCCGCTGCCGCTACCCATGGAGGGCTCGAAATGTCGTCCCCAGACGGGATCGGCCTGCAGACGACTCAGCCACTTGGTTGGCTCGAATCGCTTGCCGGTTTCGGGATCGATCTCGGGGCTGCCGTTGGCATCCACCACCACCAGGGCGCCATCCTCGAAGCGGAACTGAGGGCCGAATCGTGCCCAGACCGAATCAAAGGGGGTGGAACCATCGATGGTGGAGGCCACCATCGAACCCTTGGCGCCGATGAAGGCCTTCTCGGCCTGCACCCGCACCAGCTCCCGCTGGCGGGCCTCACGCTCGTTCTGGAGCTCAGCGGTGGCCTGCTGCAGCTGGGTGCTGTATTTGGACTCAATCTGCTCCCGCTCCAGCCTGGCCCGCTCCTCGATCAACTGGCGTTCCTGAAGTGCTTGCTGGGCCTTGGCCTCCGCTGCCCGCACCGCGTCGGGGTTGGTGGTGGTGAGTTCCTTCAGTTGGGCTTCCAGTGCCCCCAGCCTGCGGTCCTTCTCGCGGTTAGCGTCCCGCTCACGCTGGAGGGTATGGCGCAGACGGGAAAGGTCGTCGCCCTCGCCGTCGCCGGTGCCAGCGCCAGCCCCTTGGTCACCCGTGTCCCCGGTAGATCCTGCAACCCCTGCTCCAACACCATCCCCTTCGGGGCTTTGGAGCACTTGAAACCATCGATTGGTCATCCTGTCGGGGCATCACGCCCGCGAACTACCCCGGAGCTTTCCGGTTTAGCGGTTGGCCTGTGGCTTAGGTCGTTGTTGCCGCTGCTGCTCCCGTTCACTGGCGGCGATGCGGTTGGCAAGCTGCCGGGTTTGGACCACTTCCAGGAGGGTTTCGAGGGAGGTGGGTTGGTGGGTCTGCATCAAGCGGGTCCAAGGTGTGGAAAAATCCACCGTTCGGCACCATTGGGAAATTCAGCGAATGGGATTTGTGAATTCGTTAGTTTTCCGCGAAAATAATCCAAGTCAGCGGCAACTGTGGCTCTTTCCATTGATCCACTGGTATCTAGCGATATATAAACACTTTCCACGCCCGACCACTCCAATCCTGTTGCCGCTTGAATCAGCGCAAAATAGTCAGACGATTGCACGTTAAATCCCCTGGGCACTAAAATTGCCACGCCAAATGGATCCTGCCTTGTTGACCCCGCTAATTTTGGCCACTGCGCAGGGTAAAACACTAGTGCGTTAATGCTGTTATTCGGGATTAACAGAATAAACATCTTATCTTCTCGACTCGTTAAATCTGTTATTTGCTGCTGTCCGTTCAACTCGCTCTGGAATTGGAATAATGTCTTATTACTCCATTCTATCCAGTCGGAATTTTGCCACTCTTGATTCGTGTTATCGTCTTCGTCGATAATTGAAATTGAGTAGTGCATTTTGGAGGCCAAAATAAAACTTGGCTCCTCCTTTCGTTTTTTCGACAATGGGCCAACCTGCAGGCTTGATGCCCGCTTGATCGTCTCTTTTGTCCAATCACTTCTCTCTTTTGCTTGCTTCGCTCGGTTCTTAAGAATCCGCGCCCTAACTAGCGCCAGGATTTTCCACGGCACCGGATTGATATTGACAATCAGGCTCATCCTTGTGCCAGCAGCATGACATAGGTCCTACTCTCCCCTGCCTGCAGTGTTTCTGGAGATGGCAGCAGAACCACTCGATCCGGATAGGTTCTGCTATCCACCTGTAGGACGATCGCGTCATACGTGAATCCGCTTCCTGTTGCTGTCAGCGTCATCAGGAACTGAGGCAGCTCGTACCTTGCGTTACCACTGTTCCAGCTACCGTTTCCGATGGTGCCCGTTTTCTCGGTGTATCCATTTGCTGCCGACAACTTCACCGCATTCCAGGCGCTCATCAGGCTGGCCTGCGTCAGTGTTGCTCCATTGCGGTAGGCCAAAAGCATTCTGTAGCTCTTGCCTTCGTAGGTGAGCTGCGCCTGCCTGCCCAGTGCGTCGGGCGAAATGAGAACGTCCATGACTGCAACCGCTTATCAGAGCTTTCCCGATCAAGCGGTGACCAGGAAGCCATCACTGAACAGCAGCACCGCATAGCCGCGTGTCTGGCCAGGCGCCAAAGTCACAGTTGAGCTTTCATTGAGAACAAATGAAACGCCGTCCATGAAGTCAACTGCTAGGTAAGCAGCATTCCAACTAAGACCAGCGCCTCCAGCTGAAGCGGTAAAAGTGGCTAGTATAGATGATGCCTCCCATCTTTCGGTCGTGGTCTTGTAACTGCCGGTTGGAATTGTCCATTCAAACCTTGCGTACCCATTTCCGCTCAGTTCAACCGCGTCCCATTCCGTGATTGTTGAATTGACTCCAGGTGAGCCAGTCGTTGTGTTAGCCAGGCACAGGCGAGCGGCCTTGCCTTGGTAAGCATTGGCAAACAAGCGACCCGCTTCGTACGGGGTCTGGATCATGGCGGCAGGCATGTGCGCTCACATCTGTTGCCTCAGATTTCCGAGAAATTCACATAATTGCTACCGTAAAGCGTCCAGCTTGTGCCTGCAGGGTTGGTTCTCTCAAAGACCCAGCTTTGATTGGCGCCAAGTGAGGACGATGACGCGTAAGACGTCGTCGATGATGCCAGCATGAGTGTGCTTGCGCTTCCCCAGTCGCCGGTTCGCACCTCTACAAATGGACGGCTATTCCAGAAAGTGACCTCAATAATCCTGGTGGAGCTTCCAGGTGAAACACCAGAGGCGGTGGAATGACCTTCCCATCGGAATCTAGCAAAGTGAATGGACTTCTGAGTGTATACACGTTGCCAGGAAACATCCCCAGCCCCAAACATTATTTTGGGAGCCGCTGGGACACTGGGGCCAAGTCCGGTATTGATATTGTATGGCGAACCAAATGTAGCGTAACCATTAGACCCTATAAAGCAACTGTCCCAGTTAGATGATGCAAGAACAATAGAAAATGGCCAGCTACCAAACGAAATCGATGCGTTGTCCTGGTTGGCATTTACAATCCTGTCCCAACCGGTGTAGCTACTGGCCGGACCAGATCCAAGTAATGGCGCCGCAACCCCTGATGTCCGGTTTGGTCCAACGCTAACCGCTGCAATCACGCCAGAGCCTGAGCCAATAAACAGCCTGTTCTCGGTCGCCATGGAAAGGCTCGTAATTACACCAGATCCCGATCCAGCAAAAACAAACGCCACGTCAGCGAGGTTTGTCATTACACCAGGTCCTGATACGGCAAACCCCCTTGAAACAGCCACGCTTGTCAGTGAAACCGTTGTAGGAGTGACGTCGTAGGGGGCATCCAGTAACCAACCCAGCGAACGGCTCACGCTCTCCCGCAGCACGTTCTCCGCCGCCGCTGCCACCACATTGGCCCTGGTCAGCTCCATCGCATAGACATCCCCCTCCACGCCAGTGGCCCCAAAGCTGGCCCAAATACTCCCCGGTGCCATCGGATCGAACCCGTTCGGGGCGTTGATCGTGTTGGCCAGGGCCGGGTCGTTGTTGCCCGCTGGCGTCACGGTCGGCAGGTTGGCCGCTGGCACCATCATCGGGAACCAGTCAGCCCCGGTTGCATTGGCCACCAGGCCCGCACCACCATCGAGCATGGCATCACAGCCCACGATCAGCCCCTCCGAGTCAAAGGCGAACGTGGTGCCGTTGGCGCGGAACCTGCCCACCGTTCCAGCGGCCTCCAGGTAGAGGGTACCCATCGGTTCGCTGGGGATGTTGCGCAGCTCGGTGGTGAGGCTCTTGCCGTTGGCCATCCCTGAGAGGATGGAGTAGACCGCCCTGCCGTAGACGTAGGCGGCGGCACTACTGGACACCCACACATAATTCAACCCGGTGCCGTTGTCTCCAGCATCTGCGGCGGGGCGCAGGTAGCTATCCGGGGCAAACTGCATGTAGTAACTACCCGTAGCACTAACCCCGGCACGACCGTAAGACAGGTTGGTTGATTGGTTCTTGTAGGAGTAACCCACGGGGCTGGATACATCCCAACCGCTGTTAGTTTTGACGGTATCTTGAACCCTGATCAGCTTCTCATTCTGCTGGTCCAGCTTGGTTGGGAGAGCCGGAGCACTTCCTCGCCCGATGTTGATTGTCTTCTCAACACCGTTGCAGACCAGGGAGGTCATCCGGTCTACAAGCGTGTAGGTGCCGCTGATTCGATCCTCCTCGGAACCCCTCTTCAGTGCCGCCATGATGGTGGAGGCAACTGTCTTCCCCGCCGAGGTGGTCCCCCAGGCCTGATAGACAATCGTGGATTGCTTTGACAGGTCAGCTACTTTATTTTCCTCCTTTTGCACAATGGTCTTGCGGACCAGTACATTTCCAAGCCCTAGATCAATGTTCTTGTAATTGTCAATCGCAAGGCCACCAGCAAAGGCAATCGTCGGCTCGTATTCATATGTGGTAACTTCCGTTTCAACAGGTCCATCTTGAGTGATGATGTACTTGTTGAACGATTCGGTGCTCTTGATCAGCGTTTCCCCAGGACGCGCCGGGCTACCAGCCTCCAGCTTGGACTTCCACCGCGTCGGGTTGGCGGCGCCAACGCAGGTGGTCGTCGTTGAAATGGTGCTAGTCACCACGTCCTGGCTTTGGTTTTTACCGTCCTTGTCGATATAGGGAATTGTCGTATATAATGTGTAAACCTTTGACTCCGAGACAAAATCTAACTGATCCGTCATCGTCACATAGCTGTCACCAACCTTCAGCCTGTATTCAACCGTGAAAGTTTCAGCGGGGCTGATTGTTTCTTGATAGGTCCAATCCTGCATTACGAAGCCCCCGTGTTCCAGGTGTATGCCTCTTCACCCACCGCTTTCGGCTTGTAGTTGGGGGAAGTTTCCACGGTGGGCCACACCGATTGCCCGTAGTTAATCGTGATCTGCTCCGGCGGCGCCGGGTTGCCGATCGCCTCCAGCGTGATGACGTCATTGATCGTCAGGAACGGCCCCTTGGTCCTGGGGGTCAGCACCTGCCGCAGCCGGAGCTTTTCGCCGGCATCGATGAAGCCATAGAGGGCCGACTCCGCCAGGATCCGGCTGGCGATCTCCAGGTAGCCATCACTCAGATCGATGCTTGCCACCGCCTTGGCAGCGGCCACCACCGGGTTACCTGTGGCCTGGGTGATCGCACAGCGATCGAGGCAGACGGCCAGGACACTGCTCAGGAAGCAGATGTTTGGCGTGGATCCTGCCGCCGTGTCAACCGGTGTCCACTGGGGGTAGTCGGTGGCGTAGTAAATCTCCGGCTGCACCAGGTCCCACTTCAGGGCCAGCAGGCACCCCACCTGGATGGTGGTTTCGTTGTTGCACGGATCGCTTTCGGCCTTCAGCACCCGTAGGCGCCTCGGGAACCGCGTCAGCCTCCCACCGGGCAACCGCACCCCCAGCAACAGCTCAGCACCCTTGACGGGCTGGATCAGGCCACTCACCACCACTTCCCCCGTGGTGCGCAGTAGGCCCACCCCAGGCTGCAGCGGATCATCCGAGAGCTGACCGCTGATCACAGGCCCCAGGTTGCTGAACACCTGAGCGCGAACATCAACCGGCGCGGCAGGCATCAGGTCGCCCTCCGCTTGAGCTTCACGGACACGATGTAGCGCTCCACCACCGCCCCGCCGCTCACGATCTTGTCCCGCTCCAGGCCCAGCTCACCCACCGGCCAGAAGTCCGAAGCCCCCGGGCGGGCCGCGATGGTGGAGGTGAACCAGCTCTTCACTGCCGCCCAGCCGCTGGCATCAGTGACCCCCCTGACGGTGCGCACCTCCGACGCCACCAGGGGCCCCCGCGCCACGAAGCCCCCCGTGGAGGTGGGCTCCAGCGTCGGGCCATCCTCAAACCCCTCGGGTTGATCCAGCAGCGCCAGCGTGGTGCTCCCTAGTGCGATGGTGCCGTAGCTGGGCAGGAACGCGTCACCCCCCAGACGGGCCTTCTCGTTCTGCCGCAACAGCACCGTCAGCTGCTGAGCCGCATCGATCAGATCGAAGCCAACCTTCACCCACGCCCCGACCGTTTCGCCCGTTGGCGCACCGGTGAACCAGCACGCCAGGTTGCTCACGCTGCGGCCATGGGCGGCACAGGTGAGCGCCACAGTGGCCCCGACAGCACGACTGGCCAGGGTCGGCGCCTCGGTGATCTTCACCGCCTGCCAGGCATCAAACAGGCTGCAGCAGGTCACCCACTGCGCCGGGGAGCACAGCCCCGTCACGGTGAACCGCCGGGCCACCAGCCCCTGCTCAGTTTCAGCCTCGGCATAGGCGATCGGCTGCGCCTGCAGGTAGCGCAGTGTCAGGGTCGAGCCGCCGTAGCTGAGCTGCAGGGCCATCAGGCCACCCTCAGCGCATCCGCGCCATCGTCTGCGCCAGCCTCAGGCCGGATCCATCGCCACGCACTCCGACCGACACATTCCACGCTTTGCGCCTCAGCTCGGCCACTTCCTGGCTCAGGTTTCCGATCGCCAGGCTCAGATGGGCCACCGCTGGATCGGAGCCACCACGCAGTACCCCGGCACCACCCCCCAGGACACCTGAATCCTTGAGGCGGCTGGTGATGCTCGCCGGGATCACGGTGCCTCGGGAGGGAGCGGTCCACAGGCTGTTCAGCGGCCGGTTGATCAGGGACAGGGCCCCGGAAGCTGACAGGAACGCCTCCTGGCCGAGGCTCAACCCGCTCGGGCCGTCGTTCACCCGGTAGGTCTGGCCAGCATCCACCGGGCCACCCGTGAAGCGGGCAGGGGGCAGACCGGAGGCTGCGGCCAGGGAGCGGTAGAACGCATTCGCCGAATTGGCGGCGTTGCTCATGTTGCCGGCAAGCCCAGACGCCTGGGTCTTCGCCACCCCCGTGGCCTTGGCCGCCACGCTCATGTAATCCCGGATGTTGTTGGCGGCGGGCGATGCGGTCTTGCCCAGTGCCTGCCCGATCTCGTAGTAGCCCCTCCCGGTGTCGCGCACCTTGAGGCCAACATCGGCAGCCAACTGAGCAAAGGCCCCCTGCTGGCTGAGGGGAACCTTCAGGGAATCACCAAGGCTCCTGAACTGGTCAGCGGTGGCCTTACTGGCCTTGAACATGCCATCGGCGGACAGGGCTAGGCCCTTGGAGGCAGCTTCGTCAATGACGCTGTTGCGGGCAGTTTCATTGTTTGCCTTGGCGATCCGTTCCTCGATCAGCTGGGTCTGGCCAAGGATCTGGAGCTTGGAATTGGCAATGTCCACATCTTTCTGTTTAATCTCAAGCTCAACCTCTGCTTTCTTGACTGCCTCTTTGTTGTTCGACAGCCTTGCTTCGTCTAGCTTTATTTGTGCTTTATCTAGCTCTAATTTTGCGGTTTTCGACGCAACATCAGCCTCAAGTGTTGCCTGCTGTTGCTGCAGTGACACCAGATCCCGCTGCAGTGCCTGCTGTTGAAGCAAGGCTGCGTACTTGGAATTGAGCGCCGCCAACTCAATCGCCTCACCACGCCGCTTGATAACGTCAAGCTCTGCCTCGCTTGCCCTGCGGTCCTGGGCATCCTTCAACTCAAAGCTGTTGCGGCTGCGGATGATCCCGAATCGAGACTCCTCAAGGCTGACCAGGGCCTGGCCAAGGTTGACCTTGGCCTGCTGAACAGCAACAAGGCCTTCCATCTCGGCCTTGAGGACTTTCTGGCTTGCTTCGGCAATCTGGCCCTTCGTTGTCAGCTCTTTTGTATTTTCGGCGTTCTGCTGCTTAGCCAGCTCAAGTCTATCTTTTTCGGCAATTGAAATCGCAATTATTTCTCCCTTTTCGTTCCTATGTGTTTCAACGAATTTCTTGGCCTCATCAACTAAGCCCGTTTGAATTTTTGCAAATTTATCACCTTCGGTATTGAGCACGCCAAACGAGTTACGAACTGCACCGGAACTCGCAATAGCGTTGCTTAGCAGCTTCCTTGCTTGATCACTGGTTAGCTCATATGTGAGCTGTACTTGCTTTAAGTGCCCGCTCAGTTGAATTGCCTCGTCCCCCGCCAGGCCAAATGCCTTGTATAGCTCGAATCCCTCCGAGAGTGTCTTAAATTCTTTGAATGATTCGGATAATCGCTTTACGCCTGCCGTAACCGTTGGGAGCAGGCTTGTTCCAAAGCTGGCCTGCAGGTCATCCCAAGCGTTTTGCAACCTGGCAAAATTCTGCGCTGCAGTTGGCACACCACCGGTGTCTGCGGTCAAGTCTTCCAAGCCCTTAGTCAAAGCAGGGAAAAACTGTGTTACCGTTAACTGCCCTGATTCAACAAGTTTGATAAGGGCAGAAGTGCTCATTCCTAGCCCTTTTGCTGCTGCGGCAAGGGCAATCGGGAGTCTTTCTCCAAGTTGGCTCCCCAGCTCCTCCATACTGACCCGCCCCTTAGAGGCTGTCTGTTGAAGTGCTAAGAAAGATCCGCTGATTTCATCATTGGACAAGCCAAGCGCTTGCCCCGCTTTTGACACGGCAGCAAACAGCCCCTTCTGCTGTTCCAGCGGAACGCCTGCTGCTGTAGCGGCTGCGGTAAACGTACTAAAATTGTTTGACAGATCAGCATAGGAAAGCCCCAGCCTGTCTGCCAGCTCTCGCGTAAACCCCAGCGCACCGGCTGCACCCTGCGGGCCAAGGGTGTTCGACAGCTTCCGGGTGATCGTCTCCAGCTCCATGGCCTTCTCGACCGATCCCTTCAGGAACCCGACCACCGAGAAGCCAACCCCCAGGGCCCCCAGCCCCGACAGAGCTCCCCCCAGCGCCTTAGCCGCCATGCCGGTCTGCCCCAGCGCCTTGTCCACGTCCCGTTGGGCCGCAGCAATCTCCCGCTGCGTCTGCTTGAACTCCCGTGACCCGATCGCCGTCTTCTCCAGGGTCTGGTTCAGCTCCGACAGCCGACCCCGTAGACCAGTGAGCGTCTGATCCCTACCGCTGAATCCATTCAGCGCCGTATTGATTTCTTGCTGTGTTTTGGCAATCCCCTTTTGGGCTGCTACGAACTCCTTCGAGCCAATTTCTGCTTTTTGCAGAGTTGCGTTATACCCTGCTAGCTTGTTATTTAACCCTTCGATAGTCTTTTCGTTGCCACTAAATCCACTCAAAGCCGTGTTTAGCTTTTCCTGGGTTTGTGCTATCTGATTCTGAGTACCTATGAACTCTTTAGAGCCGATTACAGTCTGGCCAAGCGTTTCGTTTAACGCTGCCATTTTGTTGCGCAACCCGTTTATAGTTCCTTCGCCTGCTCCAAATCCCTTCAGTGCATTATTGATTTCTTGCTGTGTTTTGGCAATTTCTTTTTGTGCTGCCACAAACTCCTTCGAGCCAATAGCCGCCTTTTCCAGTGTTTGGCCCAACTCGCCAAGTTTGGCCTTTAACCCAGCCAGGGTTGTGGTATTACCCCCGAGACCTTCTTTTAATTCTTGGAGCTGGCCACGCATCCGCTCCATAATCTTGTCAAAGCCAGAAAAGCCCTGCTGGAAAGCTCCGCCTGCTTGCTGCCCTGCCTGCCCGATCTTGCGCGAGGCATCAAGAACGTCCTTGACGTCAGCTGTGATCTTTACAACCCACTCATTCCCTGCCATCTCAGTTCTCCGGCGTCACGACGCACTGGGTTGGATTGGTCCACGACAGGGCGTACTGATCGAGCACCCCAATCCCCTGCCCGGGGGGGTCACCACCGATCGGCACCGCACGGCAGCCGGGGAGCAGGCTGATGATCCGCTGGGTCAGCGCCTGCAGGGCCCTCAGATCAACTGCGGGCGATGGAACCACCACACCAGCAGCCACGGCAGCCGAGGCGATGGTGCTGCCAGCCAGGGCATAGCTGAGGGTGAACGGTGAGGCTGTGGTAGTAGCAGTCACCGTGAAGGTGCCATTAAGGGCGGCGAAGGGGGCAGGCAGAACGCTCACCGACACCTGTTTGCCCACGCCGAAGCCATGGGCCGCTGCGAAGGTAAGCGTGGCCGTGCCCGATGCCAGGGCGGCATTGGTGATCGCCTTTCGGGCCACCTGCAGGGCGGACCATTCGGACACGTACAGCCGGAACTGTGGGTTCAGCCCTGTCTCCCCGGTGAGCATCGCCTCGGGGCTGTAGTCGGGGTTGCTGAAGATCACCACCTCCAAGCCAGCCACGGCCACCCCCTCGGGTAGCTGCTCATTGCGGCGGACCACGGCGATGGCCGGGATCGCCGTGCCACCGCTTGGCAGGTAGGTGCCCAGCGCCGCAGTCACCACCGCATCACCCACCAGCAGGTCGTAGAGCTCCAATGCGGTCGTCGGCAGCGTCATGGGTCCCTCGGTCCCTTCAGCTTTCCCGGCAGGCACACAAAAAAGCCCCGGCAGAACCGGGGCCACGTGATCAGGGGTTGGCTACCACTTCACCTTGTCCGCCCAGTAGGCCGCACTCATCGGGCCCTTCGCGATGTTCTTAGCATGGCGGGCCTTGAAGCTGGCGCGGCGGGCCTTCTGAGCCTCGGTGCGAGGGCGATCGCCGGCACCTTTAACCCCCTGCTGCCCGAACCTGATCAGTCGGATGCGATCACCCTCCTTCGCCAGCACGGCATGGCTCTTGGTTGGATGCTGGGGCGTCCGCTTGGGCTTGTTGTAGCCATCAAACGTCTGCCCCCGAACTGTGATCGGCATGATCAGAGCAGATCGATACCCACCTTGCCGTAGCCCGCCAGGCTCACCTTGTACTTAATGACCCCACCGGCGACCTGGTCCGGCTGGTAGTTCTCGAAAAACCCAAAGCCGTACTCCACCTGCTTGCCGTTGTTCGGGCCGATGACGGCGTATTTGCACATCAGCTTCTCGGTCACGTTGTACTCCTCGCAGAACCGCATGGCACGCCAGGCGGGATCTGAGTAGTTCATCGCACCTTCCAAGCTCCAATCCTTCGACCGCCTGGTCGGGATCGGGGTGTCATACGACCCAGCCTCATCGTCATAGATGACGACCGATTCCTTCGTGGTGCTGTTGCTCGGCTGAATGTTGCTCAGGCCCAGAAGGCGGAACGGAGCATCGGTGCCATCGAGCAGCAGGCCGGGGGCCACCACGCCAGCGCTCACGGCGCCTGAGGTGACATTGGTGCCGGTGAGGGCATAGGTCAGCGTGAACGGGCTAGAGGTGGTCACCGAGGCCACCACAAAGGACCCGTTGAGGCTGGTGAAAGGAGCGGGCAAGTCCTTCACCGCGATCCTCTTGCCCACCGTGATGCCATGGGCAGCAGCAAAGGTCAGCGTGACCACGTTGGAGGCCAGGGCCGCGTTGGTGATCGCCTTGGTGCCAACCCCCAGGGCGAAGGTGTCACCCGTGCCGGCGGTGATCACCGTGGCAGTAGCTGACTGGGTGGTGCTGCTGTCGATGAACTTCCCAGTGCCCAAGCCACCGAGGGCCACCTGAGTCAGATCCACTGAGGCCGACTTCATCGGCGAGAAGTAGAACCTGAACCCGTAGGCCTGTTCCCATGTTTGGGCCATGATTGTTCCGGCGCTGCCGGTGCGTTACCTCGCAGGTTTCCCCACGGCTTAAGCCCTGCAAGCGGCTTAGCCGGGAAAGCTCTGGCATGGCTTCTTACCCTCGCGGCGTTTCCCACTGCCCCCATAACTCACGGCGCCCCTACCAGGCTCGCGTGTGGTGGGCTGGCAGGCGGTGGAGTCTGGGCTATTTCACGACAATTCAGGCAGCAGCGCAGGCGGTGGAGCAGTGCTACCGGGAGATCGAGCGATGGGCAGCCATGAATCTGCCGCCGCCCATGCTGGCGCTGCAGCATCGGGAGCGATCGGCACCAGCAGGGTTACCAGCCGCTGCGGATCATCCGCCAGCCTGAAGGTGCGCTCTTTCCCCGCTGCGGTGTCCTCCGCCAGCAGGAGGCCCCTCCAACCGTCCTGATGTTCCACCGGGGCGAGCAGCAGGGCATCATCGGCCAGCAGGGCCAGCAGCGGAGGCTGGGGAGTCCCCTCCCCGGCGGTGGCCAGGGCGTCGTAGAAGGCCATGGCGAAGCCCGGCACCTGGCGTAGCTCGCAGAGGGCCAGCATCGCAGCACCAGCCGCAGCAGGTGGCCCCTGGTCCCCGTCCTCATCCTTGGGCGGCAGGAACCAGCAGAACTCCTCCAGCGTGAAGGCCTCGCGGCGCTTCTCGGTGTCCCGGTGGTTGGTGGCGTACCAGGCGTGGAGATTGGCGATCGGCCGCTCTGCAGCGTGGAGCCGCTCCCTCAGGAGGCGGGTTCCTTCTTGGAGCGCCGACCAGATGAAGGTTTCAGGGCACCAGGCAAATCGCTCGCGGGTGAACTCTCGGCTGTGGGGCCAGAGATCGTGCAGGCGCCAGAAGATGGAGCCCCAATCGGTAGGGGCAGGTTGGGCTTTCCCAGGCTGTCGGCCATCAGTTGCAGGGTGGCCTCAGGATCAGCCGGTCCGCTGCCGCCGCGCTGCTCTTTAAGCATGAAGGCATAGATGGCGCTGCGCAGACCCTCAGTGAGATTGCGGGTGTCCTCGTCGCCCCAGTTGGCGCAGGAGGAGTCCACCTTGCCAAGCCGATAGCGGATCGCAGCGGTGACGAGGCGGGTTACCTGGGCCTCGTTCTGGGCCGACAGGCGGTTGTCGATCTCACGAATCAGCCGGTGCTCACGCTGCCGGATGGTGTCCTCCAGGGGCTCCAGCACCACGGGGATGCCGATGTGCTTAGCCATCAGGCGAGCAGCCACCAGGTTGGCGTCGGCCTCGGGCAGGTCGTCCATCTCGCGGATGATGCTCGCCAGCCGGTGGGTCTGCTCGTTCACCGTGCTCTGGTAGTCGATTTCATCAAGCAGCATCCGCTCCCCAGCCAGCAGGGAATTGAACACCGGGAACTGCAGAATGCCCGTCGTTTCGTCCCCCACCTGCTCGACCTTGATCTCTGGAGCGGTGACAAAGGGAAGCGGCACGGGTCAGCCTGACCGAACGGCTTAGCTTTCCGCCTCAGGATTGTGCAACCACCCTCAGGACGCGCTGCTGGAGCTTCTGGCCAAGCGGATACGGCGTAATCCCCGAGGCCTGCACCGTGCCCCTCACCGCATCAGTCCAGGGCCTGGCCGGCAGGATGGTTCCATTGCGGAGGCGGGCCCCTTCATGTACGGCGGTGGCGTAGCTCGCGCTCCAGACGGCCTCCAGGGTGAAGGGATCACTGAACGAATAATGGCCGCTCTGCCGCAGGCTCCCGAGATCGACGATGTTGCGCGGGCTGCCAACGGTGCCCACGCGGCGATGCGTCTCCCGTGGCCATGGCCAGGCTGATGGGTTGAACGATGCCTGATAACGGCCGAACAGCTCGGTGAGCGTGTTGCGGGCGATCTCCTGCAGCATCCTGTTGAGCTCCCCAGTGCTGGGGCCGTTGACAGTCGTATTGACGCGGATGCTCATGGCTCAGATCGCAGTGGACAGGGCTGCCCTGAACTTGTCACCCAGGGCCTCCCGCAGCTCGGTGCCAATCCCGCCGATCCCGAAGGGCTGGCTCAGCTCCAGGATCCGCAGCTGCCCCACCTCGCTGCCATCGGCCAGTGTGGGCAGCAGGGTTAGGTCGGTGAGCACCGCTTGCCCCGTGGCCCCCGGCAGCATCCCGGCAGGCCGGTAGCCCGTCTCATTCCAGCTGAAGGCAGAACCAGTCGCCTGCCAGGTTGCGGAACCCAGCAGCGCCCAGCGGGTGATGTAGCCCTCCAGGATCAACGCCCCAGCTTTGACGCCTGGCAGGTCCTGTTCGCTGCGACCACTGCCCTTGGCGAATGCCTCCACCACCACCGCAGGGCCCGCAGCTGGCACGCCAGAGCGGAAGCTGGTGATGGTGCCGGGCGGCTGCCACAGCATCCGAAGGTTGGCGTAAAGGGCGAAGTCGGTGGCCATCAGTTCAGCTCCGAATCAACTGCGCCATTCCGCTGCCGCCGCGTCCGACCGGCTCGATCCCCAGCGTCTGGAAAATCCGCCCTTTCAAGTCGACCAAACGACCGCCGAGCACGGCGCCTGCCGTCCCACCAGCGCCGCCGCTGTCGATCCTCACCCGCAGCAGGCTGGTGTCCCACTCCAGAACATCGGCTCGTTTCTTCAGGTCGTCCCGGGTGAGGCTGCTGCCAGGGGCGGGGCCTTCGTAGCTCGCTGCATTGCCCAGGTGCGCCGTGCCGCTCTCCACCTTGTCCGCCCAATCGGATTCGAGGGTCTCGATTTCGTCGATCCATTTCTGCACCTGCACGACAGCAGCGGTGGAGGTGATCGCCACGCGATTCATGATCGCGGTCAGCTCGGTCAGGTTGGAAACCGATAGGGGCCAGCCGGCATAACCACGAATCAGCTCCCGGTCATTCGTTGTGGTGGCCCGCCACAGGCTGTTCAGGTTCGGGATAGCCATGGCGCCGCACGATCTGACTCAGGTTTCCGGGAAACCTCAGGCACCGGCCAGGCGCTGCCCCCCAGTCACCCCATGGCGCCTTCCCGTAGATCCATGAACAAGCCTGAGGTAAGCGAAAAAGAAAGGTTGCAGAAGATCGATTCAACGACCAGCCAACTGCAATCCACAGCGTTACGTCTCCAGGAACTGGCCAATCGGTTGGAGCAACAAAGCGAGCAGCTGAGACAAATAAATGAGCAGCTGAGGCGACCAAGCGAGGGCAACCCTTGACGCCCAGGTTGCTCGGATGGGCGGCACCAACCAGGCGCGGCAGTGGTCAAGGTAGGCAGCCGAAAAAGAAGTGCTGAGCTGATTCAGGAAATCTGAGGTAGCACACGCCACCCCCGGGCACCCCCCATGGCACGGAGATACTCACGCGACAAAAGAGGTCGTTTTGCCTCTGGATCTGCTGGCGGTGCCACCGCGAGAGGACGCAGGATCGGCGGCAAGGGCGGTGGCCCTGCCGTGCGCACCGCTGGTGTCTCAGCCCCGAAGGGCACCATCGCAAAGGGCACCGTCAACCGCAGTGTTGCCGCCGTGCGAGGGATGGGTCGGGGAACCACGGTGAAGAGTGCCGCTTCTCCCAAGGCAGCAGCCGCCAAGGCCGCCACCCCTGCAGCGAAGCCCGCCAAGATGAGCAAGGCAGCTCCCAACGCAGCCAAGCAGGCCTACAAGGCCGCCAAGGGCCAGGTTCGCGAACTGAAGATGTATCGGGGCGGCAAGACCGATCAGGCCGTCAAGAGCGCCCAGGCCAAGGTCAAGCGGCTCGAAAAATCACGGGGCACCACCCGCACCCGCCGCAGCAAGGCCTGATCAGGCCAGCCCCTGCAGCCACACTCTGGCCCCCACGCCGATGGAGCGCTCCAACATCGCCACCACCTTGTGAGCCGTGCGACGCTCCAGATTCAGGGCCACATCACGAAGCACCTGACGGGTAGCATCTTCATCCCTGGCGCCAACGGTGGCATGAAGCGCAAGGAACGCCCGGAGATCGAGGGGCATCTGTTGTTGTTGCGTTTCCCTAGCTTGCCGTAGTGGCTTACGAAAGCGCAGTGGCTTAGGATGCAAGGGCCGGAGGGTTTCCTTCCACGGAGGGGATGTCGCACCTTCGGCAAACCATTCACCACCACCGACCATGCCTGAACCCGATTTCCGCGCCGCCCTGCAGCAACTAGCCGATGCTGTTGATGGGTGGGAACTGGAGCCCGCTGATGGTGACCCTCTGGCCATCGCCATGGAAAACGCCCGCAAGCTGTTAAAGGCCGCCGAGGAGTGCGAGCGGCTGTCATCCGGGAAGCTTGTCAGCGAGCGTATTTACGAGCTTTTGGCTGAGGTTGAGCAAAGGGGCCTTGTTCCAGTTGAGATTATTGTCGGGAATAGAGCTAAAGAGCTACTGTACAAGGAAATGTGCAAAGCATTTCCGCTGATACACAAAGATAAGCCTCTTCCCGGAGTAGAAGACCTTATGTATTTCCACGGCCTTCCGGCAACCAAAAGCGACTCAGAAGCCGCTGAGTATGTTGCTATTGAATGCCAGCAGTGACACCGCCACTTTGCGCGTTACGCACCACCTGTCACGCCCGAGCCGCCGCCCTCCTTGACCCTCCGCCCACGGCTCCCGCAGCCATTGACCGATGATCAATTCATTCACGCAGTTAAAATTCGCTTTTGAATTATGGGCTGCTGCTGTTTTTGGTATTTACTCACAGGACTTTCATGATTGTAATCAGTGGATATTTGCTGATCAAAGATACAAGCAAGAAAATCTTTCGGGACGATTCTGGCAAGAAATTAACGAAGGCTGGGATTTGATGCAGCCCAATATGATTGAGCATCTTAAAGAATTTGATTCCTGGGGCAATATCACCCCCTACCCGCTCTCCGCTTCGCCGCCAGTTCTTCAATCGCCTGGCTGAAAGTCCGTCCATCTGTAGGGGCGTCCAGCGGCGTTGAAGGCTGAATGCTGCGCTTGCGATCGGGGAACAGGTAGCGCTCGCTGGCCGTTGGTGCGTTCAATGCCTTCTGCAGCAGGCTCCGCGCCTTGTCCTCACTGATCCCCTCAGCCTTGGCCAGGGCCTTCACGCCTGCCGCGTGCTCCTCCCGCCAGAACTCCCCATCGAGCAGGGTGTCACGGATTACGGGATCCTGTTCCTGCACCTCATCCGCCGGTAGTGGCACCGGGGTGCAGCGGCACTGCGGGTGGGCAGGGATCGCCACTTGATCCGCTGGGAAGATCCTCCCATGGCGGCTGAGGCACCACCGGCAGGCTCGTTCATCCGTCGCAGCCACCCAGCGGATATAAGCGAACCCCTCGGCCAGGTTGTGATCAATCGCCCCCTTGACGTAGGCATTGGCCAGCTCACTGCGCGAAATCACCTCCGCCCGCTGCCGTAGCCCCATCCGGGCCGTCTTGCCTGCTGCATCGGTCGTGCCCTCCAGTGCGGCGACCACCTGTTGCTCCAACTTCTTGGGCCCCCAGCCACGGGCCACTCCTTCGCTCACGATCTGGACGATCTGATCCCGGAACCGGGCCGCCTCCCCCTCCATGAAGGCAGTTGCGGCCTGGGTGGCGGCACGGATGGCCAGTGGGTTGGCCCCAGCAAACTGGGCGCTGGCACCGGTCACGATGGCCTGCAGGGCCGCCGCAGACTCCCCGCCGATCGCCAGGGCCTCCACCAGGTCGGTGCTGAACCGCTGCTGCCAGGCCTGCACCTCCTCAGGTGGCAGGAAAGTCTGTGCATCGCGGAGAATGGCCCGGTACTTGGCGGTGGCTTCAGCTGAGCCGTAGGCCCCCGGGGCCCTGATGGGATTGCCCTTGGGGTCAAGGGCGGAAGGGCCCACCGCATCGAGGTAGGCCGCATAGTGGCGCTTGAGGTCGGCCAGCACGCGATCCAGGGCGGTGCGCAACATGGCGGTGGTGTTGGCCACCATCCGCCCCTCCAGCTCATCAAGGATGGCGGCGTAGCTGTCAACGCTGCCGACGATGCGGTCGCTCATTGGCTCCCCTTAGCGGACTGTCTAGGGTTTCCGCTCACGCACTTGGTCCCGCTTCACCCTGAATCGTGCTTGCCGCGCTGCTCGATTAGCTCGCCCTTCAGCCGTGAGTTGTTCCCAGCAGCGAGAACACTTATCACCATGAACGCCAGTGTGGAGAGTGGTGCAACCAGGGGCTGTGCAGGGAATTTTTACCGCAGGTGGTAATAGACCAGCCCTTCTGGCTCGCAAGCGACGCTTGCGCTCTGGGCCCGTAGGGTCAGCCATCAAGCGCGAAACATTTCGAGGCAGCAACCAAGCCCCCCGATTTTGTTGCGCTCCTGGGCCAGCGTGATGGTGGTTGAACTTTTCCCATCAGGTGATTGGAATTCATAGCCAACCCAGTTACCTCCGCTGGTGTCGCAATCCATCCTCCGGTTTACCCTCCTCCATCCATCAGCCTGAGCCTCTAGGAGAGTCCTGTAACTGGTGCGATTGGTCATGACTAATGATGCAGTGAAAATGGTTGTGTCGACTGAGGATCGGCGGCACGTATTAAGCTTATTGTCATTTTTTCTGATACCAATTTGGAGACGGGTCAGTACCGTAGGGTCCACTTACTGCATGTCTTGCGTCAAGTGATTTAATCTGCCAGTAACGATAGGCGGTATTATAGTTTGAAATGTTGTCATTGATGTAACAATTAAACACGGAAACAGTCGATCTCTCGGCTTCGTCAGCTTTCAATCTTTTGCGTGCGCAGTCCAATGCGTTTCCAATCCAGGTATGGCACGGAATGCCGGCATTTTCGCAGATAGCACGCTCCCATTGTCTTTCTAAATCGGCTCTTTGATATAAATCACACGAATCCCAGTATGCCTGAAACGCAGTCAATGACCCAAAAGCATTAACTTGCCAATCTTCAACAGTTAATTCCATGATTTCATCCGGTTACGTGACCGGCCTGTAGTGGGAGAGCAATTCGCCTCCCGTCCCCACATAGTAACGCATTCGTCCCTAGCAAAGTGCTTGCGGGTGGGCCGGTTCACAACCTGTAACACAACCGTCCCGGCGCAAGTCGTTTACTTCCTGTTTTAGGTACTCCAGGATCCCCAGGTTGAGGACGGTCGCAACCAAGTGGGCTTTACTTTTTGCCTGGTACTGTAACGCGGTCGACTCGTAAACGCATCTTTCCACTCTTTATCCCCTGCGCCTTTGTTCATACTTGCGTTATTGGAGATGTAATTATAAAAAGAATTTTTCCGTTTTAATGTTTGGCGATAGTTTTCACGCCTTGCCGGCGAAGGAAAAGCGGTGCCTAAATTTACGCTTGCTTTTCTTTGGTTAACCGAGCGACGGCTAATTCGGTTTCGTATGCTTTCTTCTGTTAGAGATACTTTCTTGCTTTGTTTTGTTGTTGATGGTTTTGACATTGACCTTGGAGAGCCCTTCCCCTTCATAACACCAGAAGGCTTGGCCTTGGTTAGCCGTGCTGTTTGCGTAGCCCGCTTCCCACCGCTGGCCGTCTTCAGCCTGCCGCCCCGAGCGGTCGCCCCTTTACCTGCGCTGGCAAACCGGCCACGGTTATCCCTTGAGTATTTCTTTGCCAAGGTGAAGCTCAGCCAGGGGTCTCTGACTGAGCTTTCCGCTGCACTACGGCTTCTTGATGGTGTTCGCGGGCCTGGGGCCCTTGATCACCTGCCGCACGCCATCAGCGGGCCTCAAGCGGCGGCCGATGGCGGTGACGACAGGGGCGCTCACTCGCCTTCCTCTTCGCCTTCCTCTTCGCCAGCCAGGGAGGCCAGCAGCACCTCATGCTTCACCGCTTCCAGCACACCAACGGCCTCGTAGAGCCCGCATTCAGATTCGGAGATCAGCTCGGCAATCGCTTCGTGAAGTTGCTCAGCCATGGGGGCCTCGTGGTTACGGCTTAGCTTTCCGCTCACGCTCCCGGCGTTGTCGGCGCCACCTGATCCAGCGGTGTGGTCGTGTCATTCCGCCCGGGTGTCGGGGCCCCCAGCATCGGCCGCTCCCTGCGGATCCGCTCCATCTCATCCTGCACGCTGCTTGTCGCCCGGTTGAACCCTCCCCGCTGCAGTTCCTCCACTGCACTCTCCTGACTGATCAGCTCCACGCCACCAGCTAGGGCCTGTAGTTGCGATGCGCTCTGTGCATCAAGCGGCTTGTCGTAGGCGTTTTCATCCATCGTCAGGCCAGCGCCCACCGCCAGCTCTTCCCCGGTGTAAAGCACCCAGATCGCCAGGATGCTCTGCATCACCGACCGCTTCCGCTCGCCCATCGCCCGGATGCTCACCTGGGTGCGACCACCCTCCAGTTGGGCCTGGGTGGCGGTCTTGGTCTGCTTGCTGTCGCCACTGAGGAAGCCGAGCAACTGCTGTTGAATCAGCGTCTCCACCGCCTCGATCTGGCTGCGCTGCTCCGCCAGGGACGATGCCGAGGGCTCAGCGAAGAAGAAGTCCCCATCCTTGTCCACGTCGATCGCGGTGTTTGGGCCGATCACCAGGGCCTCAGGCGCCTGCCCCGGCATCGGCGGTGGCGCTCCCTTGCGCACCGGAACCGGCATGGCGCACTTGTGGGTCTTCTCCCGCAGGTCCGACCTCATCTGAAAATGCTCGATGTTGTGCTCCACCACCTGCTGCAATGGTGGGCCACCCCTCCCGAAGCCCGCCTTCTCAGCCGGATACCAGACGACCGGACAGATCGTGAGCGGTTGCTGCTTGGCGTCGAGGTACTGCCCCTGATCCACCAACTCCAGGGCCAGGCTGCTATCAGCCCGTTTGATCAGCTTGTAAAGGCTCCACTTGCCCGGTTCGATCACCCGGTAGCGCTCCTCATATTTCACCCCGAACTCACCATCGCCGTCATCCACCTCCGCCCATTCCAGGAAGGTGCAGCGGGTCACCACCTCCACTGAATCCACGACAGACGTGCGCCAGTTCAGACAGGTCGCCCGGGTGCGGTTGACCAGATACGGGCGGCGCTTCTGTGCCGCCTCGGTGGCCCCATCGGTCGGCTGCCCATCAGGCATCTCCACCAGGATCGGCACCCCACCATCGCGCAGGCAGAGGGCATCAACGGTGAGCCAGAACGCCTGCAAGCTGTTGCCTTCCAGGTCCACGTTATCCTGGGCCTTCTCGAATGTCGGCGGTGGGTTGTTCAGCTCACTCCGTGACAGCACCCCGGCGAATGCTTCGATCCCAGACCTGAAGAAATCAGAGAACACCGCACGACCAAGGCGGCCGGTATAGGCGCTCGCCGGTTCCGCCGCCTCCTTCGGTAGGTATTTCTTCTTCGTTTCCTCGCCTCTCAGGCAATACCACGCATCAAACGCACGCTCCAGGTCCTGGGCGTGTTCCCTGAGGATCGGATGCCGAAAACTCGGAAGGCTCGGGTCGGTTCCAGGATGATCGGATCGCACCTCTACCCGTACTCTCAGTCGCTTAGCTGAGCTTTCCGCCCGTCAGAGCTTCACAGCCTTCGGGTTTGGCTTGCGGCGAGGGAATAACGAAGGCTGCACCACTGGCACCACCTCGGGCTTTGGCTGACGGGGGCGCCGCTCACGGGGCTCTGGAGGCTTGATAGCAACCTCGATGCCAAGTAGGCCCTGGCGGAACTGCTCCAGCGTGCGGCCACGAAGCTGCGCCTTCAGCCGGTTGTGGAACTGCAGCATTGGGCCCGATGGGTACTGACGCTTATAGGGCTCAGCCACCCAGCGCTCCAGGATCCCGCGATCGGCGGGGCGCAGATTGGCAAACGACTGCTCCACCAACGCGTATAACGCCGGGGCGATGCTCTGCGCTTCCACCTCCGGCTGATGACTGCTGAACAGGGTGATCTCCTCAGCGAGTTCAACTGTCCCCACCATGTTGCCCAGCATCTCGGTGATCTCCTCCTCGGTGAACACCGGCAGGAGCTCCACCACCTGAGCCAGGCTTTTGCCTTCAGCCAACAGGCGCCGCACCCGGGGGAAGTGCTCCCGCCACTTACTGGGCAGCTTCACCTCATAGCCGTGGTCGCGGATGAAGTGCTTGATGGTGCCGTCGATGAACTGACAGACACAACTCGACACCGCATAGGGGCGCCCAGTGGAGGGGTTGATCCTGGTGGGGTCATAGCGGCGGCAGCCTGTGATCAGGCCTTCAAGGGCGGGGCCGATGAAGTCCTCAAACGGTCGATTGCAGCGGCGGCTCCACTTGTTCGCGGCGGCATGGGCGAGGCCCTGGTTCTGCTCGATCAACCGCTCTGACAGCTCAGTTCGAGCGGGCCCCTTGGTGGGTTGCTCTAGCGGCTCTCCGGCACGAACACTTCGCCGTTGTCGAGCAGCAGGCGTTGTGCTCCGGCTAGATGGATCCTCACTGCTGGTGAGGCTGGGCTCCAACTCCCCCCGAAGCGAAACAGCTCGAGCGTCTGCCCCTGATAGGTCTCCCGTAGCCTCCAGGTGCCGGCCACGGGCTTGCCGCGCAGTTGCTGCTGTGATGCCTTCGGGAGCGTCAGGGAGGTCATGAGTGGGGATTGGTTGGGTCATCGGAAGCCGGGGATGGCGGAACGCCGAGGGGTGGCTTCCGTGGGTTGCGGTGGGCCGGTGTGGCCATAGGTGGCGGTGGTGACTCGCATCGGGCCGGTGCCGGCCACGTAGTTGACCGCTTGGGACACCGAGTCAGCTAGGTCGTCGTGCCCGTCATCTCGCACCCCAAGGGACAGGAGCTGTTCTTCCAACATCCGCAGCCAGGGCGCTTCCCTTGGATGCAGGATCAGGCCCTGTTCGTAGCTCGGAGCAGCTGCATTTCCCCGAGCGGTCTTGCCACCGATCGGGTTGCATTCCTTGATGCTGAAGCCTCGGGCTTCGCGCTTGAGCTTGTCGATGATGGCGCTGCCATTGGCCCGGTCCTCCACAACCAGCTCGCCAAACTGCCAGCGGGTCCACAGGGCATGGATCAGGGCAAGGGTGTCCACAAAGCCGATCTTCTGGTTTGCGGCTGCCAACAGGAACATCCGTCCGTTGTGGCAACCCCAGACCGTGATCGCCACGTAGTCGTTCTTCTTGCCTTCCTTGAAGTTGGCATCAACGCTGGCCAGGATCCTCTGGAAGCCCCTGATCGGTAGATCCTCGGGCCCGTAATAGCTGAACCACTCACGGCGGAAGATGGCGCGGCCGCGCAGATCGATGATCTCGGCGCCGTACTCCTGCGCGAACAGATCCGGCCCGAGAGTGCGGCGGGCTGCCTCGATCTCGGATTCCGCAACCCTGCCACCATCGGCGGTGGTGAAGCGGAAGCCGCTGCCTTCGGGATCCTCGCCGCTTTCGGCTGCCTTGAGGGCATCAGTGAACCAGTTCTCACCGGCAGGGGTGGTGATGAACCAGGCCGGTCCCCGCTGATCGGACAGCGCAGGGCGAAGCACCATTGTCCACGCCTCCTGCCGGACGTAGGCGGCTTCATCCACCACGCAGCCCGAGAGGCTGACACCACGCAGGCGGTCGGGATCCTCGGCGCCCTTCAGGAAGATGCGTGAGCCGTTGATCAGCTCGATGGATAGCTCCCCTTCGTTCTTGGCTGCGAGCGCATTGGGCGGCGTCATCCGCTTCAAGTCCACCCACGCGATCTGCTTGGCCATCCGATAGGTGGCGGTGACGTAGTAAAAGAGCCCACCGGGTTGATCCATCGCCCAGGTGAGCAAGCGGGTGATGCCCACGTAGGTCTTCCCGAAGCGGCGGCCAGCCATGACGTACTTGAAGCGAGCCTCGTGGTCGTAGACGCTGCGCTGCGGGTCGCTGAGGGTTGCGTAGAGGCTGAGGCCGATCTGGCTGAGGTCACTGCGGGGCGGCAGCGCTGCATCGCGCTCCAGTTCCAGCAGGGCCAGGCGTGCGGAGGGGTCAGGAGCGCGGACGGGCATCAGCTCTCCACCCCCACCCTTCGCACCACCCAAAAGGCGTGGCGGCCTGGATACAGGCTTGCGTCAATGAGCCGATGAATCCTGAGGGCGTGAATCCTCCGGTTAGAGGTGGGTTGACTGCACTGCCAGCGAGCTTCCAGCTGTGCCGAAGTGATGCGAGGCGGTTCGGGGCCACCGATCAAAGGGCAAAGCCATTGCGCCAGTTCAAGGCAATCAAGCAAGGTGCGCTCCGGCACCCATGGGCGACGAGCTAGCAGGGCGGGAATGTCGATCATCCGTCGCCCTCCTCCACCGGCTGAGCCCCAAGGCCACGGGCCTGGATCTGCAGCAGCACCCGGCGCTCATCGTCTGGGGCAAGGCCAGCGGCGGCGATGGCATCCACCACCTGGGCCACGGTGCGCTTCTCGGTGCGGCGTTCGGCGGCAGCGTCAGAGAAGAAGTCCCGCAGCCTGGGGTGATGGGTCAGGAGCCAGGTAGCAGCCCATGGGTTTCCACCATCGGCCTGCACCTTCAGGCCTTTCATCAAGCTGCGGCAGTATTCCGCATCAGCAAGAAAGATGGCTTCTCGAAACTGGTGATGGAGGCTTCCCTCCTCTGCTTCGTCTGCGTCTTTTATCCATCTGCTGCAGGTGGACCGATGAACCCCCAGCAAGGGGGCGATCATGCCAACGGGCAGGCCATCAGCTGCGTGCTGCTTGGCCGCTTGCACCAATTCGCTGGTGAGCTTGGTAGGACGGCCGCCAGCAGGCACAGGGGTGGTGATGTTGCGGTCGGCGAAAGTCTAAGCCATACTTGCGCTTTTGAAAGGGCAACGGCTCGGCGTGGTTCAGGCAACCTCAGGAGGGAGCGCTTGCACCCCGTTTCAGCCCATCATCCATGAGGTGGGCACCGTTTCCCTAGCTGCACAATGTCCTGGACTGACAGCGTAAGCAAAGCCGCCCCTGGCATCCTGGTTGTATTTGTGGGTGGGGTATTTTCTTTGATCTGGCAGCAATCGACACAGCTTGCGGAGATGAATAAAACTCTGCTGATGATTTGCGACCAGATGAAAGAAAAGACCGCGACGGATTCGCGGCAGGACGCGCAAATCACAGACCTGCGCGTCAATGTGGAGAGGTTCAGACGGTGACGCCAGTCCCGTCAAACTTCCAGAAGGACGCAACCCCCAACCGTTCCCGCTGGCGGGCTTGCTGCTGCGACAACCACTTCAACGCCACCGCCTCGCCGAGGGCCATCCCGGCGGTGCAGTCACTGCGGAAATGGATCCCGGCAAACACCCGGCCCTGACCGTAGTTCCAGGCCAGCTTATTGAGTTCGGCGTGGATGGTCGAGGTGCCGCTGACGGGCGAGAGGATCACCCCATCCCTGGATTCCTGCATCGGCGAACCGGTAAGGGTGCTCCAGTCGCCATCCGAGAACCACGCTTTGAGCAGGGTTGCTACAGCGCCACCGATCACCGCATGACCCGAGGGCCACGAGCTGTGGCCCGGGGCTCCCTCGGCGAAAACCATCGGCAGCAGGCGATTAGGCAGCAGGTCCAGGATTGGCCCGCCCAGCGCCTCGTAGTCCGCATGGAGCGTGATGCCAGGCCAGCGCTGCATCCCCTCAGGCCTGCGGCGACGGCCCACCATGCACTTCAGATACCAGCACTGCCTCATCGCCTCGCGGACCACCTCGGCCACGGCGCAGTCCAGGTCCACCGCTCCTCCGTGGGTGACGAATCCTGCCTCGTTGCGCAGCACCGGGAACCGTGGTGACAGCGGCACCCGCTGGGCCAGGATCCACGCGGCCTGCAGGCCCAGCGCATAGGGGCGATCCTGATGCAGCATCGATGCCAGGGCCCGAGGCGAGTACGCCAGGCGGGCAGGGCCAAACGTCTGCGCTCTCGGGGTGTTCCCCGCGTGGAGCTGGTTCAGCTCGATCTGATCCACCCCATAGGCCCCGGTGCGCAGCCGAGTGGCGCGGGGGCCGAAATCTGGCGGGGCAGGCTGGAGCAGCAGCTGGCTCACAAATGGCCCGCCATCGCTGGCGGTGCGCCGAAACAGCGCTGCTGGAGTGACGGGCCCTGGAAAGTCGGTGCCAAACCCGGCGAGCACGCTGGCCACGGTCTGAGCGATCGGGTTGGCGGCGATCTCATGGAACGGCACATCAGCCAGCAGCAGGCCACCAGCCACCTCCAGCAGCTCCGCAGCGGTGGCCCTGGACTCATCAGTGGGCATCGCTGGCCACGTGGCAGGGATCGGTGTCAGGCCCGGTGCAATGGCGGCCTGAGGAGAGACCAGCTTCATGGCGCCGGTTCGAGTGATTGCATCGAATGCGGCCTGAGTTTTCACGGACAACGCTGACACGAGCTGCTGCCAGTCGTGGCCTTTAGCAAATGGAATGGGCATGGTGAATAGCGAAATGGTGATACTGAACTCAAACCCTTGCCAGAGTTACGCCACCGGCCTGCCCCTGGTACTTGCCGTCGCCGTAGGGCGTGTCACATGGCACCCCTTCATAGAAGAGGGCCTGGCAGATCCCCTCGTTGGCATAGATGCGGCAATCGGCACCGCTGCTGTTGGAAATCTCCAGGGTCAGGTGACCCTCCCAGCCGGCTTCACCTGGGGTGAGGTTCACGATGATGCCGCAGCGGGCGTAGGTGCTCTTGCCGATGAACTGGGCGGTGATGTTGGCCGGAAGCTTGAGGCGCTCGACCACCACGCCGAGGGCATAAGTGTGAGCGGGAAGGATGAAGTAGAAGCCGCTGCTGCCACCACATACCAGTCGAGCCCGCTCAAGGCAGCTTTCATCGAAGCGCTTTGGGTCCACGATCAGGCCTGGGACGTGGCGGAAAATGCGGAAATCTTCGGAGGAGAGAGTGAGGTCATAGCCATAGCTGGAGCAGCCGTAGGAGATGGCTCCGATCCCCCTGGAGCCAGGTTCGTCAGCCGGTGTTAACCGGCGCCGCACCTTCTTGGATTCAAACGGGCTGATCATGCCCTTGGCGGCGAGCTGCCGAATGCGCCAGTCGGGAATAGGGCCGGCTGCATGAGGGGTCTCGATGGGCGTATCGAAGGGAATGGAGTCTGGTGTTGAGTTCATGGGAGGGGTTCGTAGATCGTGCGGGCTTGGTGCTGAGCGATCTGGCGCAGATCAGTCCAGAAGGGTGCTTCGTGGTTGCCGGGGAGAATCAAGGCCTCGGGGATGCCGTTGGTGTTGCGGACCTGGAGGATGCGGAGTCCCCAGCCGGGGCGCTTGGTGGTGGTCATCAGCTGGGGACGCCATCCAGCCAGTCAGCCACGGAGCTAGAGCCGTGGCGTTCACGGAGGATGGTGGCCAGTTCAGTTGCAACGGCAGCAGAATCGCGGCGGCAGCCATCGCACGGGGTAGCGCATCCTGCGCCCGACGTGCGGTCAGAGCACGCCGCCAGGGCTAGGCGGTCGATGTAGGTGGGGTTGGTGTTCATCAGTCGAGATCAGGGGTGATTGATTCTTCTAGACGGCCACGGATGGCGCTTCGCATCGCCCCGGCGGCCTGGCCCTCCATCCACGGCTCAAGGTCGTAGTCGTCGGAATCGCAGTAGCGGCTCATTCCGCCCCCTCCCCGACCTGGGGCAGCGGGATGTCGTGGGCGGGGAGCCAGTGGGCGAGGACGGCGCGGGCGAAGGCCAGCAGTTCGCTGGCCTCAGCCGTCAGGCAGGTTTCATCGCTCGGAATGCTCTTGTAGCCCAGCGCTTTGGCGGCAGACTCCAGCAACTCCTCATCACTCGGTCCCTCCCCCACCGGCTGGGCCAGGGCGGCGCGGGCGCGGTCCACCAGGCGCACAACCTCGGGGACGCGCAGCAGGTAATCATCGGATTCCTCTGCCAGCTTCATCAGATCGGCGCACAGGGCGCGGAGGTCAAAAATGGTCATCGCTTGGCCTCCCGTTCCAGCCACAGCGCGACACGCTCCCAGGTCAGATTGCGGTCAGGGGCCATCTGATCGATTGCGGCCGCCACCTCGCGGATTGCGGCGCGGGCATCGTCGTGCCACAACTCAGCAGGGCCGTCAGGGTCGGCAATCACCTTCACCACCCGCTCCATTAACCCCCCGGCAGGCGCGTCTGGCGGGGCGGCCTCGGGGGTGGGAGCGTCGGCGTCAAGCACAATCAGTCGATCCAGCTTGTCCTGGTGCGGCTGCTGGGCAGCTTCCAGCGCCATGATCCGCTTCAAATGATCGTCAATCCAGCGCATCAATTTGTCCACGTCTTTCCCCCATTCCAGAGTGGCCAGTTTCTGGGTTTCGTATTTCTGCTCCAGCGCCTCCACCCGCTCCAGCAGGTGCAGGAGCACCTGGGAATAGGCGGCGCCATCAACAGCGGCGGAATGGTGGAGCCACGCCAGGGTTTCGGAGGTGATGCTCATGGCTTCACCTGCAGCGGCAGCACCCGCACTTCTAGCCCTTCTTCCAATAGCGCTTCCGTGCGTTTGGCGGCATCAGCAAACAGGTCAAACCGCTCGGTTCCGACTAGGGCACGGCGACCAGGGCCTGGGGTACGTTTGACGTACCACGAAATTTGATAACTCATTGAAGGGGATCGTCGTAGATGGTGAATGGCGGTGCAACTGGCTCCGGGTCTTGCTCCGGGGAGTGCATGGGCGGCGCTGGGATCCCACTGAATGGGGGCACGGTGTTGGTGTTGCTGGCCAGGTAGTCAGCAAAAAGCTCGTGGTAGCTGATGACAGGAGCCCATTCACCGCACCAGTCCGAGGGTTTGACTACAGGCCACACGGCCCAGCGACAAGGGTTAACGCCGATCTCAGGGCTGGGAGCGCGACGATGACAGGTGCTTTTTGCGGTTGGACTTGTGACGCTGACGTTGAAGTTGCAGTTGGCGCAGCAGGGCGCCAAGTCGTTGGGATAACTCATCGCTGCAGCTCCGGCGCGACGTCACGCTGATGGAGACGAATCTGCCGGGTGTCCCGCAGGACCAGGGCCTGAGCAAACAACAGGGCCACCATGGTCAGGAGGGTGGGCCAGATCAATCGCTTCGAGCGATCTGGGGATCGGCGGTGTGAAATCTGGGGTAGCAGTAGCTCAGGTGAGGCTTCTGTAGTGCCCGCTGATTTGGTCACATCGAAGGACAACGCAGCCCGGGTGACGGGCCTCGAAGGATTTTCTGGCGTCGTCCGACGACCAGTTGCCCGGCGTAACCCATTCGGTGGTGTGCGGGTCGCTGGTTTGGAAGATGCCTGGGAGAATGGCGCTGGCATGAGGATTAGGGCGGTGATAGGTGATGGAGAACATTGGGAAGCGGTGAAATTGAAATGTTTGGGGTCTTACTGGTTGTGCGCTTGCTGCCGCCCAATGAGGTCCACGTGACCCTGGAATCAACGGCAGACCTCGACGGGTCCCGATGCAGATGAGAGGCCATCGGCAGCCGATACAACGCGGCTGCTTGTTCCCACCGCTTGACCCGAGCAGTGGATGGCATCACCAGGGAGCGCAGTGGCCGGTGCAGCCCGGCCCCATGCCCCGAGAGTTAGAGCAGCTCCTTGCCGGAGAAGGAGGGGTGAGCGGGTAGGTAGTAGAACCCGGAGTCACCGCTGCTGTTGTCCAGAGACCGCGAGATCCGGTCCAACCGCTCCCGCCACTGGCGAATGGCGGCGGGATCTACGGGGCGACCATCCTCGAAGGCGTTGTCCATGACGGCGCTGGCGGTGGCCTCAGCGGCGGCAAGCAGTTGATCGAGGGCGATGGCTACGGGACGTTGGCGGGGGGTGTGGACGGGGGCGGGGGCAATCGTTGACATTGAAATAGAACGCAGTGGTGTGGTTTGGAAAGGGCAGCAGTCAACGGCACGCGAAGGAGTTGCGCTCGCTGACGGTGGGGGCCTGCCAGCCATCGGGCTCGCTGTCCCCGGCATCGGTGGGGCGGGGGAGCAGCACGGTCAAACGGTAGGTGGTGCCGGCCTGGTCGTAGAGGGCCAAGGTGGCCTCCAGATCGTAATCACGGACGCCATCAGCGGTGTCGCCGTCTTCGATGTAGAAGGAGAGGTTGTCGTCATCACCCTGCTCAACGTCAACGGTGGCGCAGAGGGGGTGGCCGCTGATGGTGAGCAGGGCGTCGGCAAGGGAATCAGACACGGGCGGTTGGTGGTGGTGGTGCGGGGTGGTGCCCCGGTGAATTGAATATAAGCCACAGGTGCCGCTTTTGAAAAGTTGGTCTGGCGTTGCATTTCAGAAACCGTAACAACTGCGCCAAAAGGAAAGCCCCGGCGGTTGCCAGGGCGGTTGCCAGGGCGGATCGGATCAAGGGGAGCTACTGCCGGATCGAGGTGAGCTGGGCCCGGATCAAGGGGAGCTACTGCCGGATCGAGGTGAGCTGGGCCCGGATCAAGGGGAGCTACTGCCGGATCGAGGTGAGCTGGGCCCGGATCAAGCGGTGAGTGCGACCTCGTAGCGGGGGTCGCCTCCGGCGTGGAGGGCACGGCGGCGGTTGCGGCTGAGGCCAGCGAGCACGGCAGCGGAGACCGCCTGATGCCAGAGATCGGCCGCTTCCTGATAGGAGGCGGCGTGGATCACGATGCGGGGCGAGGTGTCGCGGAATCCTTGGCGGCTGGCGGTGGGTTGACGGTGGTTGGTGGTGGTGGGCGAAGCGAAGGGCTGGAACTGCTCAAGGAACCAGCCGTCCATCCAGACGGCGAAGGCGGGGCTGATCCAGCGGGCGAGGTCCACGGCAAGGCGGGGGTGGATCCAGGTGCCCCGCAAGTGGTTGGGGCCGTTGCCGATGGAGGCCACCAACAGGTCGGCCGGAATTCCGGCTGACCCCGAAAGGGCCTGCAGATACTCGGCTGTGCGGTCGTTGGTGACGTAGTGATTCCAGCGGCGGCCACCGGCCCGACACATGGCCGTGGCGTTCACGTAGCCATCGATCTGGCGGCGGTGGATCGGGTGGCCGTTCCACTCGCGGGCCTCGATCTGAGCCGGTTGCGCTGGCAGGAGAGCGAGGGGCTCTCCGCAGCATTCGCAGGTTGCGCGTTGCATGGCTCAGGCCTCCACAAAGGTGAAGGTGGCAGCCAGGAAGGCCGGAGAAGTGGCGCACAGCTCCGCGATGGCGGCGCGGGCCTCGGCTTCAGTGTCGAAATCGTTGGGGTAGCCAAGCTCCCACAGGGCACGCTCAACATCGGACGCGAAAGGAGACCCGCCTGGGGAGGCGGGCATCATGGCCAGGGTTTTCATGGTGAATTCAACTGGTGGTTACCCGACATCGCTGCCGAGCATCAAAATCATACCTCCATGGGAAAGGGCCAGCCATGGGCCAGCCCTAACCGGTTGAAACCGGGCCTCCGATACGGTTTCAGAGCAGGCCACCTAGAAACCCGCTCACCGCGTCCGTCCTTACGGATGAGACCGACCCGGCAGCGCCAGGCTAAATCTCGGACCAATCAACCTGAACCGCCGGGTGCAGCTGGCCATCAGCAATGGCGACAGCAGCGGCACCTGGGTCCATGGCGGCCAGTGTCTTGGTGAGAGCAGCCACAAAGGCGGCGCGGCGCTGCTGCCTTGCCTCCTCGGCCCTGGCAGCCGCCTTCCGCCGCTCTGCCTCCATCTCGGCCTGCTGCCTGATGCGTGCCTCCTCCCGAGCGGCTGCCTCCTCAAGCAGGCGCTCGGCCTCCTGTTGCGCAAGGCGGGCCGCCTCCACCTGGGCCAAGGCCTGGGCTTCTCGGGCGGCGATTGTTTCCTGTTCCTTGCGTGCCTGATCCTCAGCAGCAAGGCGCTGGCGCTTGGTTTCGGCTTCACGGGCCAGTCGATCAGCCTCTACCGCTTCCTGTCGGATCCGCTCAATGCGCTCGGCCTCTTCCCGGGCGGCCTTCTCGGCGCGCAGGGCCTCCAGCTCAATGCGCTCCGCTTCCTGAGCAGCAAGGGTGTCTCGCAGGAACTCAAGCCGCTCAATGGCCTCGGCCTGACGGTTGACACCGGCCTGGGCAAACTCCTCAAGGCCGGAGGTGTCGATCGCCAGCAGCTCAGCCAAGCTGGCCTCAGCCTCAGCCGCAGTGGTGATCTCCTCTGCCAGGGCGGCAATGCGATCGAGCACAGCGCGGTGGGCATCCACGCGGGCCTGCTCCTCGGCTTCGATCGCCTTGATGGCCGTTTCGTGGGGCTCAATCAGGCCTTGAACGGCTGCCTCCAGGGTCTTGGCGGTTTCGTCAACGGCCTTGCCGCGCTGCAGGTGAACAGCCTTGGCGTCCTTCCGGGCTCGCTCGATTCTGCCCTTGAGCTGACGGAGTTCATGGACCCAGGAGCGGGCCCGCTTGTTGTCCCATTTGTCGTGGTAGTCGAATGTCTTGGTGGGTGCCGTTTGCCCAGCGATCGCGATGTCGTTGGCAATGGCCTCCCAGCGGGAGATGGCGACGGCCTCGTTATCGGCCGGGACGATGGCAACTTGCGGAGGGGTGGTGACCTCCGTGGCAGCAGGCGCCTTAGTGGTGGCGGTCATGGTGGTGGTGTGGTTTCGCATCGACACTAGGTACGATACCATTTTGAAACCGCAACGGCTTACAGCACGATGCGGCAGGCACGGCACGGCTCTCCTGTTCCAACAATCGAGAGCACCACCATGGCGACCGCCAGCAAGGCCAAGGCCCAGGCCCCGGAAGAGGCCATCAGCATCAAGGCGCCGGATTTCCGGTTCCTGGAGATCAACATCCGAGGCACCAGCCCCTTGGTCGTCAACCGCTTCTCAGCGAAAGCGATCGAGATGATGCGGGCCACGCAGGAGGCAGGTTCCGCCGCCAAGAGCAAAAAGACGCGGGAGCCGAAAGATTTCGATGCCCTGTTTGAGAACGCCAAACACGTCAGCAACGAGGGCTGGGAGGGCATTCACGCTGCCGCCTTCCGCAATGGCGCCATCAGTGCCTGCCGGGCTGTGGGCTACAAGATGACCCATGCCAAGCTCGCCTTCTGCGTGTTGGCTGACGGCTTCGATCGGGTAGACGGTGCCCCCCTGGTGCGCCTGTCCGAGGGGGAAGCTGAGCAGTGGGTAGCCCCAACCCGGAACGCTACAGGCGTGGTTGATCTGCGCTGCCGTCCGATGTACCGGGAGTGGGCTGCCATCCTGAGGATTCGCTACGACGCGGGGATGCTCAGCTCCAGCGATGTGGTGAACCTGATCAGCCGCGTGGGGCTCCAGGTCGGCATTGGCGAGGGGCGGCCCGATAGCAAAGCCAGCGCAGGGCTCGGGTTTGGTTTGTTTGAGATCGTCTAACGATCAGATCATGGGGCCATGGTGGCAACTGCTGCCATGGACTGGGCTAGGCAACGAGCGGAGTGGTAAGGGTTCGCAGGCATGGCCCGGAGCATTGGCGAGGATCGGATTGGCAGGCATGGCCCGGACAGGTCGGAACGGCCAAGCCGGGAGGGCGTGGCAGGCATGGCTACCCTTGGCAGGGCAAGTCAACGCAGGGATAGGCAGGCATGGCTTCGGAAGGCACGGCCAGGTCAGCTCTGGAATCGTTGTTCGCGGCAGGCAAGGCGTGGCCTCCAGTGGAAGCACTGGTTTGGCGTTGCTGGTTAGGCGAGGTGGGCGAAGCGGAGCGAGGTAAGGCACGGCTGGCTAGGCGTGGTCGGGCTAGTGAAAGGCACGGAATGGCACGGCTGGCACGGCGTGGCGAGGTAAGGAACGTTGAGAGCACGGGATTGCACGAGATTGCGCGGGATTAAACGGCATGGCAGGCGAGGAGCGGACTGGATACGAAAGTATGAACTGGCGCGGCAGGCAAGGCGTGACCGGGCCTCGAAGGCTTGATGCGGCCGGCATTGTTGCCGTTTCCAATCCACAGCAGAATGGAGGCCTGATTGGGCCTCCCAATTTCCTATCCCAACAACCCAGACACATGACGACTGAGTACGTTTTCAGAACCGACGATGCCGAGCAGGAGCTAGGCGTTGATGCCCAGACTGCAGGCAGCGAACTAGACCGCATCCGGCGGCGTGATGGCACGCTCCGCCCCGATGTGGTGGTGGACGAAGCTCGCCCCGAGGGGGCCCCGCTACATCCTGCGTTTGAGTGGCGCGATCCGGTGGCCGCTGAGCAGTGGCGCGAGCACCAGGCCAGCACGTTGATCCGGGTGGTGCGGGTAGTGCCCACTGCCCCAGCTGAACCCCGGGTGGCGGCGGTGCGCCCTGTGAGCGAGGCGCCGGTTGCCCCGGTGGTGGAGCGCTTCGACCCGATGGCGCGGGAGGTGCAGGAGGCTGTGGGCCTGGTGGTGGAGGCCCGCCGGAAGATCGAGGGGTTGAAGTTGCGTGCCCAGCGGATGATGGACCGCAGGTCAATGATCGCCCTGGGGGTGGCCCTGGGGGAGCTGGATGAAGCCCACGAGGCGCTGACGAACGGTCAGCTCACTAGCACATGGGAGAAGGAACCGCAGCGAGTCAGGTGAAACTGTTACAGAGAACGGGAGGGGGCGGCGGGCCCCCTTTTGCACCGGGGTTGGTGCCGACACTGGGGCACAATTCCTGGACTTAATCTAAAGAATGGTGGCCCGGCCTTCGATACCGTTGCAGGGTGCCCCCACGAGAAGCACCCACGGCGCCCCCCTTACGGATGATGGGCCGACCGGGCGGGGGGCAGCCTAGGGCATGAAAAAGCCCCCGACTGAGCGGGGGCGGTGAGGGTCAGGCGGCGGTGAATCCCCTGCCTAGCAGGCGGCCGTAGAACTCTCTGGCGTGCTTGACGGTCATAATGCCGTCACCCTTGCCCATCGTGCCGCCCCATCCCATGTTTGTCAGATGAAGCATGGTCACCTCAACCCACTTCTTGCCGGACTCCGAGGTGTACGGATTGAAGGTGCAACGGGCGGCGGGGAGGAGCTGGGTTTCGCCGCGCTCAAGAGTGAAGCTGGTCATGTCTGGTTCGTGGGTGGTGGAAGGTCTCCCCTCCGATGCACTCATCTTAACGCACCCGTGACGGCATGGCACCCCCAGCGCTGACCAGTTCACAATCCGTTACGCTTGCGTCTCTGGGATTTCCGCACCCGTGCTGCTAGGTCGGCCCTGCCCTCTGGGGTGCCTGACTGCCAGCAGCGGGAGCAGAGCGCGCCATGAATGCCGGTGTGGAGCCGGCCGCAGCTCTGGCAGCTGGGCCGCTCCGCCGGGGGGAGACGCCCCGCGAGGCGCTCTCGGTAGCGACGGCTGCGCTCGGCGGCGGTGGGGTCAGGCATGGGTGCGGGCCCGGCGGTGGTTGCAGCGGGCATCGGTCGGCGGTGGTGGGATGGATGAGTTGCCGGGTAGGCCCCGGCGGGCCGTGGGGGTCAGGCGGCCTTCATGTAGGCAAAGCTCATGTCCAGCTCTTCGTCGTAAACCGTGTCGTCTTCAATCCGGCAAAGACCGTGCTCAATGCAGAAAAGCACTGCGCGGTTGACGGAAACGCATTCGCCGCTGATGGTGAATTGCTCTCCAGAGCGGAAAGTCCATTCAACGGTTGCGCCGCATCCCTTGAGGATTTGGGCTTCAATCTTGTGAGCGATGGAGGGGAGGGTTGCGGTGGCCATGTCTGACTCGTGGGTGGTGGGGACGTCTCCGCCCCCGATGCCAATACCTTAACGCATCCGTGACGGCCTACCCCTCCCGGTGTGCGCCTGTTCACAATCCGTCACACCAGCACCTCCCGGACGCGGTGCCGGGAGATCCCCAGCCGCTGAGCAATCGCCCGTTGGCTTTGCCCCTCGCGGTGCCACCGGCGGATCCTCTCGGGTTGGGTCTCGGTGGCCCAGGCCAGGACGGCCAGGATGACGATCAGCGGGGTCAGCACCCAGAACAGGGCGCAGGTAATGGTGGTCATGGTGTGGTGATGGCGGGACCGACCGGGGCCTCTCAGGGCCTCTCCAGCAAGTCGAAATGGTGCATCGGATTGCTCCGACCTCCACAACATAACGCCTGGATCACCCAACCGCCACCGGAATCGACACATTCCGTAGCCTTGCTCACTGGTAAGATGGGGGAAGCAGTGGGGTGGTTCCCATTGCACTACAGGCGGTCGCCTGTGGTGGTGGGCAAGGCCTCTGGCGTGATCGTCAGAGGCCTTGCTTTTGGAGGGGGATCAGGGTGATCAATGCCCCCGGTTTCTCCGCCCCCACGCAGTACCGCTTCTGCCAGGTGCAGGAGACGATCCTGGCGTCATCCTGCAACAGGGAGCCAGTCAGGGCATCCTCGGTCGATCGCAGCAACTTGGACCCGTCAGGCTTGACCGCATGATGCTCGGGGGCTGAAGCCCGCAGGATTCCCTTCGGGGTGAAGTGCCCCTTTGGGCGCAAGAACAGGAACACCACTGACATAGAAACGGGCCCCCGGATGATCGGGAGCCCGGTAGCGATGGCGGCGCTGGTGACCAGGGCCCGCCATGGCTTGACGTTCTGGCAGGACTCGATCATCACCCCCCGGCCAAGATGGCGCTTGCTGCCCTGCGGTGCTGGCGCCATGCCCTCGACTCGGAAGGTGATGGCGGTCATTCAATTTCCTTGATTAACCTGCCTGCTTTTTTCCGTGTTTCAACCGCAAGATCGAAGGTCTCCCCTGGATTTGTCGGTTGCAATGGATGAGTGTTAAGCCAGCGATATGGCATTGCTTCGATGGCTAGATCCCAGTCGTACACACGTACTACAGCAATGTCACCCCTTGGGTTGATCACTGCCCATCCGTAATCGGTAGCCATAATTTCGTTTACGGTTTCACGGTAACCAGGTGGGTCTTGCTGGCTTGGTTTCATCAGAACGGCACTTCTTCGTCAGAGGCGGGGCCGCCGTATCCACCACTGCCCTGGTCGTCTCGCTTGCTGCTGAGCAGAGTGAGCTCCCTGACGTTCAGAAACATTTTGCTGCGCTTTTCACCCGTGGACTTGTCAGTCCAGCTTTCGCTTTCAAGTTGACCGCTGACAGCAATCATGCCGCCCTTGCGCACGTAGTCGGCAGCAACCTGGGCGGTCTTGCCCCAGATTTGCAGATTGAGCCAAAGGGGGTCGGCATCGCGTTTCCAGTTATCCACCGCAATGGTGAGATTGGCCACGACAGAGCCAGATTCGAGGTAGCGCACTTCAGGGTCACGACCAGCGCGACCGGTGAATGAGCAAACGTTGAGGGAGGCCACGGGGAATGAATGTGATGGTGATGCCGGGATGGGCTCCCGGCGGGCCTTGGAGTCAGGCGGCGGTGGCGAGGCCCCAGGTGGCGGGCAAGTCGGAGCTGTCGTCGGCGCCAGCGGCATCGTTGGCTGCCGCTGCAGCACCGGCAGCGTTCCACTTCTTCACCGAGGCATCGGAGACGCCAGCGGTGGCCAGCTTGCGCTGAATCTCAAGGGAGAGGCCGCCGATGGCAGCCGTGGCGCCCTTGCTCAGCTCCAGGGCCATGGCGACCAGTCCGGCGGGGGTGAGGCCAGCTTCCTGGCAGCGCTTGAGCGCAGTCGCCTGGGTGGTGCGGGCATTTTCGTTGCTTCGTTCAACCTGTTGCTGCTTGGCGGTTAACCTGGCGGGAGCGTCGTCGCGGTGTGGATTTTCTACGGGCTCCTTGGCCCAGAGCTGCCAGGCCAGGCCGAAGGAGGCGGCGGCAGCGGTGCAAAGGCAGCGGCGATGAGTGTCGGTGAGATCCCTGGCGTCGATCTTCTCCAGGGTGATCGCGGCATTGCGGTTGTCCATCACCGCCTGGGGAAAGTCCGGCGTGCTGGCACCACCGGGGCCCTCGAAATAACCGACAACGTAACCGGTGCCGTTAGGGGCCCTCCAGACGTGCTGACCATCGGCTGTAGGGCGGAGGTGGAACTGCCAACCCGGAGCGTGTTCACGAAGAAGCTGGGCTGTGCGAGCCCAGTTCACGTAGTCGGCGGCGTAGCTGCCCGTGCCCTTCTTATCGATGTCAGCGCTGGTGATCACAGCGCCCAGGTTTGGTGGGGCCAGGGGCCCAGAAAGCTCTGTCATGGCGGTTGGTGTGGTGGTGACCAAGGTGGAAGGGGCTCCCGCGCCCTGGCTTTTTGATTTTAGACCATCCCTAAGCCATTTGGGAATCGCAACGGTTACCCTAGGCGGCAGCAGCCGACCCGGCCCACCCTGCTGCATTATGCAATTTTTGCATTTTTGTTCAGGTTTCGCAACATTCTTGCGGGG